GGAGCCGCAGTCAGGATTGCGTTAGTGCCACCAGTAGAGTTAGCCCCTGCATAAAACTCACCGGGGCTTGTGGCAGAAATAGTTGTTGTGCCAAGTGCAAGATAATCAACGCCTGAAACCCTAGCGCCCGCAATGGTGATGGTTGATGCGCCAGCTATTGTGACTACATTACCTGCCGTGCCCGATACTGTCCAAGCGCCAAATGTTGGTGTGTTTGCACCAAAATCAATTGTGTGGGCTACTGTTTTGGTAGATGCAAGCTCAGTGAACTGATTGTTGCCGCTAATTGTTGTCGTGGATGTGCCTGTTGTGCCGCCGATGGTAAGTTTGTTATAGGAAAGATCACCACCAGAAAATGTTCGTGCAGATGTGCTAATGTCGGACAAAACAATGTTAGCAGTGCTTTTGTAAAAAGTTAAATTTGATGCATTAATAAACCAAACAGTACCTGTGGTAGACAAAGTCCATGTTCCAGACCCCATTTTTAAAGTTCTATTTGTCGTGTAGTTTGTTGAAAAATTAGAAATTTCTACATTATTTGTCCCAGCATCAAATGTTCCAGACGCTAATGCAAGCACGCGACCAACAATTGTTTTGAATGTGTCTGATATTTGAACTATGCCCGTAACGTTGTCAACGTTAACTTGGCAACCAAAAGCAACGCCATTACAAGTAATCGTTTGTGTGCCGCGCTTGGCAAAACTCAATACCGCCGCCGAACTGCTATGTGTAACACCTGTGCCAAACTTCCAATCGCCGTAAACAAACGGCGCATTAGAGCCAAAATCAATTGTCATCGCACTTGTTCTTGCAGACGCATCAAACGTTCCTATGTTCCAAGCGGCATCTTGTGTAATCGTGCCAGTCACACTACCTGTGTTGTCAAACACCGCAGTATCTTGTGCCAACGGGAATTGGTTAATGTCAGGAGTTCCACCAGAACTAGGACACCAAGCTGTAGCACTCCAATTCTGAGCGCCTGCAAGATTCCAGTAAACAGTTTTAGCCGCAGGAAACGTAATGCCTGTATTGCCACCACAGTCACTTGCACGGGTTGGTGATGAGCCTGCCGCAGTTCCTGCAATCGTAATGTCTCTAAAGTCGCAGTCAGTTGCTGATAGTGTGTTGACTGTTAATGTCCGTGTTGTTCCTAATGTGTCTGAACGTAAAAAGATGCGTCTAACAGCAGATGCGCCTGCACAAGTTAATGTGCCTGTAATAGTTTGGTTGTTGTAAAAAAGTATAGGAGATAGCCCTGCAACAGCAGTAGCAGTAAAAGACAAATTTGCAAAAGTATTTGTTCCGCTAATAGAAATTGTTGTAATTGCGGTTGTTGTAAAGTTTACAGTTGAGTAAGTTTTACTGCCACCATCCAAAATTGCGCTTGTACCTGATAATACTATTGTTGATGTGCCAGCATTAAAAGTTAAATTGGTTGAAGTAAACATTGAAACGCCAGCATTACCACTTAGCGTTACAGTACTTGCGCCAAGGTTAATTGCCCTGACGTTACTATTACTAGATGATAATGTTCCAGCAGATACCGCATAACCTTTTGTATCAAACGTCCCGTTGGTAACTGTAAGTGTGCGAGATCCAATATTTAATGCGTCTGCAAGTTGAACAGTTCCACCATAAGAATCAACTGTAATGTCACCAATTGTTTTTCCAGCAGAGGTAATTGTTTGTGTGTTTCTTCCACTAAAAGTCAATGTGCCCAAATTGGCGTTATAAGTAACGCCAGAACCAAAAGTTAAATTTCCATAACAAGTTGGGCTAATGCTTGCAGAAAGCGTCATTGCGTTTGTGCGCGCAGACATATCAATACCACTAATATTTGTAAATATCGAATCAATAGTTACAGTAGCTGATGTGTTCAATCCTGTGTTGACAATCGTAGCCGTGTCTTGTGCTAGTGGGAAATATTGATCGTTAGCAGTACCACCAGATGTGTTACTCCAGTTAGTGCCTGACCAGTTACCACCTGCTAATGTGACCCAATAAACAGTCTTAGCCACATCAAACGTAATACCAGAACACCCACGCAAATTACCAATGCGTGTACCGCTAATAGGTGCGGCAGTACCAATTACATATAGATCACGGAAATCAGCGTCAGTCAGGCTTGCCGCGCTATTGATGGTAAGTGTTTGAGCAATACCATAAGTTGCGCTACGAAACCATACACGGCGGTTACCTGCTGTACCTGTAGTGGATAATGCGCCGTTGATGGTTTGACGAGAATCAAAAATAACAGGGATGTTACCTACTGAACTTGGGCCTGTTACTGCAAAATTATTGTATGTATTTGGGCCAAGAATAGAAATTGTAGCCCCTGCTACACCGCCAGTAAAACTAGTGTTATATAGCGTTGCACCAGTTGTTCCAAAGTTAATAGTTCCACCTGCACCAGCAGGAAAAATAATTGATGAAGTTCCAGCGTTAAAGGTTAATCCTGTATTGGTGGAGCAAGCAATCCCAGTTGCAGAAGTAAGAGTAACTGTACTGCTACCAAGATTGATTGCGCGGGTGTTGGCGTTGCTCGAAGATAAAGCCGCCGCAGTAACGTTAAAGTTGTTAGTGGTGAAGGTTCCGTTGGTTACAACCAAGTTAAACGCAGTAGAAACCGCATCTCCCAAAGTAACAGTTGCACCAACCCCATCAATTGTTATTCCGCCACCAGAAAAGGTTTTACCTGCGGATGTAAGAGTTCCAGTACCAGAAAGAGTTAATCCAGCAGTAAAACTAAAAGTCATACCAGTTACAAGAGTAACGCTTCCAGCAACATTTATTGCAGTACCGCCAGTTAAGGTTCCCGTAAACCCCGTACAGGTAATTGACTTGGCTCCCGTATTACCAGCAGAAATTGTGCAAGTCACCGCACCAGAAGCGGCATCAAAGAACACATCATCAGCAGACGTAGGTACAGCTTGACCACCAGCACCGCCAGAGGTCAATGCCCACTTACTGCCAGCGGTTCCGTCCCACGATGCAGTCCCGCCAACCCAATAGCGATTTGCCATGCCTTACTCCTGTGGAGCTTCAGCGGGGGGTGCAGTCACCACGGCAATCCAGTTGTCTACGCGCTGTTGCTTCATGGCTTGGATTTCATCATCTGTGAATGTGTGGTCGTCTGCCAAGTGCAAAGCGTCGCGGAATACGCCGTATGGTGTGTCAAATTCAAAGTCAATTTTCATTAGGTTCTCCTTATGCCTGAGTTGTTACTGCAACAACATCCCAACGTGTGTTAGCGGCGTTGTAAATACAACCAACGTACACCATTTTACTGGCGGTAGTTGTTGTAGGTAATGTTGTGCCAATCACAGTGTAGGTTGCGTTCCAAGAAATAGTTTGTGCGCTACCGTTATCCAAAATACGAATGATCAAACGGTTACCATCAACAGGCGTTCCTGTTGGCGCGGCAACTGTCAAACCAACTGCCTGCGCTGTTAAATTGTACTGATCGTTTGCAGAAATGTCAGGCGTCAGCGTGGCAGTAGACGTGGTGCTAGATACCCGTGGGTTGATGCGCTTATTGGTCAGCGTAGCCGTACCGTCAATCGTTGCAAAACCGCCTGTAGCGTTTGCGTTATTGCCAAGGGCTGTAACTACACCTGTGCCTGTTGTGATCGTCGCAGGAGCCGCGCCAGCACCACCACCGATCACCAAGGCGTTAGCGGCTAGTGCGGCAGACGACGCCCAAGTGGACGCGCTTGAGAAGTAAGGCACACCACCTGATGTACCAGCAACGGTCAGAGCCAACGTGCCAGAGGTTGTGATGGGCGAGCCAGCAACAGAAATCAAGCCGCCTGTAAAGCTTTGTGCAACGCTTGAAACCGTTGCGGCCGAACCGGCAAGCAACTTCACTGTTCCTGCGCTGTTCTTAAAGTACAGCTTCTCGTCTAGTGTGTTGAGCGCAAGTTCGCCTGCAACCAAGTTAGTATTCAGAGGAACAGCAGACGCTGTAGTGCTGTAGTACAGCGAAATTGGGGTGTAGCCTGCTTGAGCCATTTTAATGGTTCCTTATTTTTATCGGGTGTAGTAGCTGATGTTCGGGCGGAAATAGATGGGGGACTTATCGCGGTCTTCTTCTTCAGCAGACAGCGTGGCCTCTGCGGCATCTTGTTTTAGCATTTGAATTCTCGCTGGGTCAATACCGGGCAACAGCTTAGATACACGGTGCGATAATTGAGCTTGAACAGCAGGCACCCAACGGTCCGGAATGGCAATTTCGTTTGTCAGTTTACCCACGTCTTGGGGTTGCATCTCAATGATAAACTGAAACGTCTGAAACGCGTTTTGTGGCACTGGCCACAGGTTAATGATTGGTGTTACCTGACGGTCAAACCAAAACTGAAGAGCACGCGTGCTCATAAAGTCTTTGTTTGGCAGGCTGTAGTAGTCGTTGCGGTTCAAGCGCGCCATGGGCACGTCTTGCTGAACCGATGCCAAGGATATAGCGCGGACCTTCACAGGCACCGCAGAGGCGTTGCGCAGGCGCCAGAAAATGGCCTGAGGGGAGCCGTCGATCTGTGTGTAGCCCCATGGGTTGGCGTTGCTGTTTGTGACCGTTGTAAGTGCCACCCACGTGATGCCGTCGTAGCTGTATTCCACGTTCAAGGTCACGTTGCGCACGTCGGCATAAAACCCGGCGCTCAAGAAACGTGTTGCGTTGTACGTGGCTGTTGCAGAACCACCCGCGGCAATCGTGTACTCCAGATCGGTGTTGTTTGTTGTGAACGCACCGGCGGTGCTATCAGACACAGTGCCGGGGCGGGTCATCAGTCGGTAGTTGGCCTCGCGCACGTCCACGGTGCCACGCGGCATCTCGTACTGGCGCGTTTGGGCAGAACTGCCCATAACAAGATACTCCAACAACCACAGGTTCACACCGCGGTTAGACAGGTTAATCAGAATGTACCAAAGGGCCTGACGGGCCCGGTTAATGTACTCTGGCGTCAACTCCTCGGCCAGCTTGCCCGCTTCACTGTAGGCAAACGAAAGCATCTGATCAACCGTGATGATGGTCTGAGCAGTTGTGTTCGAGGTATTGTCGTAGTTACTTGCCATTATTTCTTCTTAACGCGCTCTGGAAGTTTCTTCTGAGCAGGGCCTGCTTTCACAAACTCTTTACCAACAGACTGCTTGATGCCTACCTTTTTGGCAAACTCGGGGGAGTGAGCCACCCCCTGCATCAAGCGTTCTTGAGATTTAGATTTGATAGGCATTTAGCACATACCGCCCATGTTGTACTTCTCAACAGTCTTTTTGGGGCTCTTTGCCTTAGGCTGTTTGTCGTCGCCTGTGGTGCAAGTCATGCCACCGGCCTTGTACGTGCGTACAGTGCCCTTCATCTTAGCGCGGCCGCCTTTTTTCAGCTTGGACAAATCTGTCTTCTCGCCGGGGTGCTCTTGCTTGTCGTGCATTTGAAACGCTTTTTTGACGACCTTTTTGTCTTGCGCCATGTCAGCGGCTTCGGACTCGTAGTCCTTTTTGCTGTGGTCGATGCGTGGTTTGTAACTAGAAGCCATTTTATTTCCTTTTTGTTTTAGCAGAGTCTTCGAACGCCTGCGCGGTTGGTGCGCCCTTGGCGCCGGGTTTTCTCATCTTTTCAACAGGACGCCCTTCAGCCTTTTCGCGGGCTATGCGTTCCTGTTTTTTGTGAATATTGGCATACAGTCCGGGTTTCATATCAGCAGTTCCAACTCTTGAGTGATGCTTTGGCGCGTTCTGCAGGCCCTTTAGACTTTGCTACCACACCCTCCATCCTTGCACAAAAACTTGCTTTACGGCCCGCGTCTGCCTTGGTCTTAGGGTTTGGCGCGGGCGGCTTCAAGTTTGAATTATTCTTGGCGTTGTACTCAGCACGGCCTTTAGCCGTCATGCCCGCGCCCTTGTCAGTGGGGTTGTACGTCTTGTCTTTTCCCGTGGTTTTACGGGCAATAGGTTTATCGTGTTCTCGTGCCATAGTCTTGCGCTCCTATAGATAATTACCCATAAAAAAGGGCCGCTATGCCCTTAAAGTAAGGCGCATTCGGCCGTTCGTCTTTTGAGCAAACCGGGCAAAACTTTGCCGCCGCCCTTGGTCCAGAGCATCAGTTGTTCTTTGGCGCCCTCCCAGTCCTGCGCGTTGATCTTACGCTTGAGGGTGGAGGTCTGTAGTCTACCAATACCAAGGTTGTAGCAGAAGTCCACGATGGCGTTACATTTGCGCTCATCCGCCGCTAGTATGGGGCAGTTACGCAACACCCCGGGCAGGTAGTTGTGTTCTAGCTCAGACATGAGGAGCGCCCTAGCCGTTGGCTCGTCCATTGGGGCGTCTTCTAGGGTCACCTTGCGCCCGTCTGAGTAGTAGGTGGACCCGTACCCTATGGTGGCCACCCCGGCGGGGCACAGGTACGGTTTAGCCCTGTAACCCTCAAACTGGCGGCACAGGGCCGCCGCTAGTTCTAGGTTCATATTCCGCGTTTAGACAGAGTTCTATCGAGGAACCAGTAGTTAATGGTGCCCGCCAACAAGGCTGAAAAGTCTGGTGTCATCATGGTGCGGAATACCTCAGTGGCCACAGCGCCACCAAGCCACGCGTTGTACGCAAACCAGACGTGAATAAACGACCACACAAACAGCACCCAGTAGGTCACTACAGGGCGCACGGAGGCTGACAGGCTGGCTACCCAGCCACCAGCGGCCTTGACCATTTCTGCCTGTTGGTTGATCGCCGCGTTGAACGCGTCCATCACACCAACGTCCACCGCGGCCTCTCGCTGTGCCCCGATCTCGGCTAACTTCTGCTGGCCACGCTGGGCCTCCAAGTCGCACTGGAACTTGAACATGTTAAGTTCATGCTCGCGCTCGTTCTTCTTGTCCATCCATTTGAGCACCTCTGGTGCCATGCGGAAGATACCACCAAAAATGGAGCCCAGTAGGCCGCCGCTTAAAATCTCTAGCATGTTTAATCTCCGCAGTGTTTACATTTATGGTGACCATCATCACCGTGGGAAAGTTTTACCCCCGCCAAGAGACCAATAAACCCACCAATGATCGTCTGAAACGCCGGGTGGAGCATGCTGAAAATTTCTGCGTTGTCCACTTCCTTGGCCCACAGACCAAGCAAAAACGCAACCACCATACCTAGTACCGACAGGCAAAGGGTGGCGGCTACCATCAAAGTTACAGAGTACGTCAATTTACCTACTACGTCTGGGTTGTTGTTCATACATAAATATCCAGTTTGCGGTTTGTAAAAATCTCAAGATTAAGTTGGTTGCGTTCTGCTTTTTTCACGTACAACTCAAACTCAAGATCATCAATTTTTTCATCTGCCTTTTTCATTTTCAAGGCCTGCTTGTAGTCTTCAGTCAACTTCTCAGCCCTGCGCTCAAGCGCGTCTGTTTTATTGGGGTATCCCTCTGGTTGCACCATGGGGTACCATTTGTACAAGGGCGTAATCATTTCTTTTCGCGCTCAAGTGCATCTTTGTAGCCATGCAAAATTAACGCTCTGGTTTCCGCCGAATCTGCCGTACCCGCCCATGAGGGTAAGTTGTTCCAGATCACCACATAATCTTCCGATTTGCAATGCGGCGCATTGTTCTTGAGCCACTGGATCATTTGCTGATGGCGTTCGGACGGGTTGTGGATGGTGTAGCCTATCCCGTAAAATTCTCTTACGTGACAACCAACTTTGGCTTCAGCACCAACTAATAGACAAGCAATGATCAGTGCTAAAACTACCCATTTCACTTGTCCGCCTTGTTATCCAATTTGTCAAAAATCTTATTCAACATGTCTTTGATCTCAAGAATAGAGTCTTTAAAATCTTCACGGCGCACAAAGTCTTGGTTGACCTCGCGGTTTAATTCTCTAACTTCTGTTTTAAGGTCTTTGATGGCGTCCCAAATTGTTTTCAAAATCCAACCCCCAAAGGCACCAGACAGCGTGATTGCCGCGTTAAAAATATCTTGCGATTCCATTAGAACGTGCCCCCAGAAACGCCTGACCATGTGGGCGCGCTTGTCCCGTTAGAGAGCAACACCTGACCCGCTGTGCCGGCCGCTGTGTACGCGTGTGCTGTGCCCGTGCCGTAACCCGCGCCGCCTGCTGTGGCTGTGGCTGTTGAGTTTGTGCCGCCGTTTGCAATCGCCACAATGCCTGTGATGTTAGCCGCTGTGCCTGTTGTGTTTTGGTTAAGTGTTGGAACATCAGCCGCTTGAATCGTAGACATGACTACGTTTGTGCCGTTGCCCCTTAGGTACGAACCGCTGGTTACCGCGCCAGCAAATGTGTTCATTGCCCCTTGCGCTGTTGTGTTCGCTGTGCCGCCGCGGTTAATTGCTATGGTGGCACCGTTCCATGTTGCGGAAGTAATAGAGCCGGGGTAATCAAACGTGTTGGTTGACCAAGATACGTTTGACGGCGCTAGGTCGTGTCTATCCCATGTTCCTGCCGCTGTTGCGTTTGATAATAAGCTTATATCAACAAAACTTCCCGAAGGAATAGACGCAATAAGTGTTCCAGAGTTATTGTTGACTGTTATTGCGCCGCTAGATTGGTTATTATTAAAAGTGTAATTAACGCCGTTTGCCAGCGTTGTTGCGTTTGGTAGCTGGTATGTTTGACCGCCCGAACCCGTTACAACATAGTTTGGAACTGACGCAACCGTAAGCACAACCGTTGTTCCTGCGGCGGCTACGTTTAAAAAACCTTCACTAACTGAATTTATTGTAATGTTAGCGTTTGCGTCACGCAATACAACACTGTTAGCGCCGCTAGATGCTGTGACACCTGTACCACCATTTGCCACGGCCAGTGTGCCTGCTAGTGTGATTGCACCGCTTGTGGCTGAAGATGGAGTTAATCCTGTTGTGCCTGCGCTAAAAGTGGTCACACCACCAGCGGGAGCGGGTTGCCACGACGCTGTTGTGCCGTTGGAGGTTAGCAAGTAGCCGTTAGAACCAATACCCAAACGTGTTGCGCTGTTTGTGCCGTTGCCTAAAATTAAATCGCCTGTTGTTGTAATTGGTGATAAAGCGTTAAACGCCGCGGAGGCTGTAGTCTGACCTGTGCCTCCATTACCAATCGCCAACGTGCCGGACACGTGTGTTGTTAAACCAATTTTACCGTACGACGGGGCAACACCCACACCGCCTGAAATGAGTGCGTTGCCTGTTGCAACGTCAGCTAATTTAGAAAGTGCTGTTGTGGTTGATGCGTATAACAAATCACCAACAGCGTACGAAGACTGGCCCGTGCCGCCATTGATAGCCGCAACAACACCTGTAACGTTAGCCGCGGTGCCTGTTGTATTTTGGTTAAGTGTTGGAACGTCAGCTACTTGGATTGTAGACATGACCACGTTTGTGCCGTTACCGCGCAAATATGAACCACTGGTAACTGCGCCAGCAAATGTGTTAATTGCCCCTTGGGCTGTAGTTGTACCAGACCCGCCGTTTACTACAGCCACCACACCTGTAACGTTAGCCGCGTTGCCTGTTGTGTTTTGGTTCCATGTGGGTATAGCGCCTGCAAGGTCTGCGTACCCGAGACTGACGGCGCCTGTTTGGCCGTTAACTGATGTGACCAAGTTACTCTGGTCAATCTTTTGCCAGAACGAGCCGTTAAAGATTGCCCAGTCGCCAATTTGCCAGTCTGTAATCCCGTTCAGGTTAGTTGAACCCGCAACGTTAACAACGTAGTACGTGCCGTTAGTACCAACACTAGACACCAACGTTGGTGTGTTTGTGTTTGCGTTCCATGTGCCTAAATACGTAAGGTTGCCGGTAACAGAAAGCCACTGTGTATCGTAGTCTGCGTTACTTTGCTTAACCAAAAACTGGCCCGTCGTACCGCCGGGCTGTACGCCATATCCCTGAGGAATATTGAAGTCAAATACCGCAGAACTAGAAGACCCCACGTTCGTAACTGAGGCCGGCACGTTGGGGGCAACGGTTGTGGTTGTGCCTACTGCAATTGATGCCGCGGTGCCGCTGGGTCCTGCGGGCCCTGCCACGCCCTGTGGGCCACCGGGGCCGGGAACGCCTTGTTGGCCTTGCGCGCCGGGGGTGCCTGCCACACCCTGTGGGCCTTGTGGTCCAGCAGGGCCCTGCGGTCCCACGATGCCGTTTTGAAATACCGTTACAGCGGCTTTTTTAGTGATGCCGTTTTGGACAATAACCGTAACGTCGTTTGCGCCTACAGACGTTGCCGGTGGTAATTGGAGTATGCTTATGTCAGCCATTTTTTATGTTACCTCAAGGTCGCCGGGTGTAGGTGTGCTAGATGTGTTGCCGTATGTTGCGGGGGTTACTGAGTTACCCGTGCCATCGCCAAGCATGTTAGGACCTTGGTTGACATTAGCCACGTTGGGCGCGTTGATAATAAGACCACCCTTGCCCGGAATGGCAACGGAAACATCAGGCCTTGGGTGCCTGAGTGTGATATTTTCGGTTTGAATAGCCGCAAGACGCCATGGATCAAACTGATCCACGTCGTCAGGGCACACCATAAGTCCGGGCGAGTTTGGGTCTTCCCGAAGCATGGAGTACGGTAGTTTGCGGCTACATCGGTCGCATATCGCAACAGACAGCACCTGCTGTCCGTGCGTATCGCAATAAAGGCCGCCGTAGAAGGCGTTGCCCATTATCGAACTCCGGCTTGGATTACAGTAAGCGTAGAGTTAGTGCCGCCAGTTACCTGAATAGCCCGAAAAGGCTGGTTCACGATAGGGCTGGCTGGCGCTGTCACCCAAGTCATCACCGGCGCGGTGGGTACTGGGTACCCTTGCGCGTTCAGTGGGAATGGGTCTGTGTATGAGATTTGCACAGTACCGCCGCCGGTGGCAACGTAAGAAACGTTGATCGGCGTCAGGTACTGGTCGATTGGGACGAGAACGTCCGCTCCAACTGTTACTTGACGCATTTCAGTCCTTAGTTGTTGGTGTAGCCAGAACCCACGGCAATGATAGAACCGTCAGGGTTACGTGGTGTGTACTCAATAGAGAACGTGCCAGCCAACGTGCCGGTCAACACGGTGATTGCTGTTGCTGTGAATGTAACAGTTGCGTCTGTTGCACCAACGTTAGCAAACACTGTGGCTACCGCGGCTGAAGCCGTTGGGGTCATAACCAAAATACCGCCATTTGTGTTGGGGGTGATTGTGCCGACGTCAACACCAGCCACGTTTACTGTGATAACACCGCCTGTAATGGCGGAGGGGGCTGTGGTTTCATAGAAACGAATTGTGTTGATAATGGCGCCAGCGGGGAGCACAAAAGGAACCGCTGTGGTTGTGCCCACGTCGTATGTAGGCAACGCGCCAGCACTAATTAGTGTAGTGATGGGGGCAATGTACTGCTGTTGGGTTGTTTGGGCCGCGCCTGTGTTATCAGGGGCGATTGTGCCGTCGTTTGTGGGGTTGTTGCGCTTGAAAACGCGGATAGGGGTGTTAAAAGTTACTGACATTTTTATGTACTTTCCATAGAAAGATTACAGCACCGTCTCTATGGCGTCCGCCCGTGAGCCTTACGGGTCGATGCTGATTGAAGCTCTTACATAGAATTACCCATATCCACAAACAAAAACGCCCTACCTTTGCAGGCAGGGCGTTTAGGTTGCCGGGGTCTTTAGGCCCGGCTAGGTTTGCGATTACAAACCGATCGTGCCGTACATATTACGGGGATCGTGCCAACCTGTAGCATAACGCTCAGAGGCCTTGTAACGCATGCTGTCAGTCTCGAAGTCACCTTCAGAGCTACGCTCCAAGGGACGACGCATAACCAACATCAAACCATTTTCAGCGTCGGTCTGAATGAACCAAGCCTTGCTTGAGGACAAACGAGTCACCACATGGGCGCCGTTTGGCAACATGCCAGTAGACTTGATCGGGTTCAGATCGTTGTCAGCGCCACCAGAACGGAGGACAGACTTCAAGATAACTTCTGCTTGGAATTCCAAAGCAGGAGGTACCACGAGTTGCTCCGCCTTCAGGCGAATACGCTTACCGTTGTTGTCCACCGCAGAGCGGATTTGGATCAGCAACTGTTCCACAGATGTCTGTGAAAGTGAAGCCGCTGTAGACAACTGGTTGCTGAAAGAACGACCTTGGGAGATTGGGTGGTCATTTGCGATCAATGTTTTACCGTCGCCACCGACATAGCCGGCAGTGAACGCAAAGTTCAATAAGTTTGCACACAATGTCTCTTTTGTCTCGATCATGGACTGAGCCAAGTGCTTCGAGAAAGTCGAGCCGATACGAATGTGATCGCCGTCTTCCATCAAGACTTTGGTCATGGCGTATGCCAAACCGTAGATCTTATAGATGAAACGGGTAATGAACAAAGTACCGCCTTGGTCATACGAAACGGGTGTACCGTCAGGCATCTCAGGGGCTGTGTTCATACCGAACAGCATCACTTCTTCGTGATAGTTGCGGGGAATGCCGGTGATCTGGGTAACGAAACCCTTCCACTCGTCATCGCGTTGTTGGTATACACCATCAAAGACTTCATTGAGGATAGGTTCGACTACCGCTCTAAAGTCCGTACTGCGCATTGGGGTTGCCATGTGCTACTTCCTTTCTTTAGTTATTCGACGTTAGCGGCAACGAACGCATCGTTAGCGAGCTTGACTTGTACAATCGTTGCTGTATCACCCCAAGCGTTGTTAATGTCACGGCCGAGACCAGTAACTTGAACTTGTGCTTGTGTGCCTACGGCAACATCGGCGGGATTCAAACCTGCAGTTGAAGTGCCCAGACCACCGTTGCCGATGATTTGACCAGATGTCACTGCTGTGAAGTTGAATTCCTGACCCACTTTTGTGTTGGCGAGCGAGCCGTTGGCTTGCACTTCATACACAATTTCTGGGTCCATGAAGATCCACATTACGAGGTCAGTGGCTGTGCCCAAAGCGGGACCAAACCATTTGCTGACTGTGCGACGGCCAGAGGCGTCGGTGTACTCAACGCCACCGAACACGCCTGCTAAACGCATGCCTGCTGTGGGTGTGTTGCTTGCTACTACGAGAGTAGATGTGCCTGCAGTCGTTGCTTCATCAAAAGAGACAGGGGTACCGCTGTAAAAAACTGCCGCAGTGTCGTATGCACCGGTGTAGTTTAATGAACGGATAATGCCGCTAGGATGATATACGGGCTTCAGGCCAAAGGGAGTGTAAGTTGCACTCATTTATTGGTTCCTTAAAGTTGTTTTAACTAAACCGCAAGTTATGTGCGGCTCTGTGTGCATCTTTTTCCATCTCCAAGAGGCCACCTTCCAGAATGGAGCGTCCACCTTTACCACCTTCAGCCTGTGAACGAACCTGCGACGTGATGTTGCGCTGGTGTTCCAAAGGATCATCGTGGTGAAGCATTTTTGCCACTTCCTGATAAATGTCTTCCGGGATCTTGAATAAGATCATCTCATTACAAGATATACAACCTTCAAACTTGCCCGAGCTCATCTTGCCTAAATGTTCAAAGCCTTTTCCTAATTCGGCGGCTTTCACTGGCTCATAACCCAACGCGATGCGTTTGTCGATTGAATCATACTGGTTGGTTGTGGACAACCAGCAGAGGTGCATACCGGGCACTAACCCACCCGGTACGTCCGGCAGTGCGTTGTTGGACCATTTGTCCCGAAAAGCCTCCAGCCTTTCACGCTTCACTGCTTCATCAGGCGAGGAGATTTCACTCCGCGCCTTCAGTTCATCAACACGCCCTTGCAGGCGGTCGTCTAAATCTCGTGTAATTCGATTGTTAGCCATGTCTTACCCCTTATTTTGTTACTCGGTTCTTACGGTCAAAATCTGCGTAGCTTCGGATCGCTTTAGCACGCTTGGATGCGTCGTCCCACATTCCTGCGTCCTTGAGCGCCTGCACGCGGTCTCTGCTCAGTGTGAAGGTGTTCTTTACAGCACTACCACTCACGTCTGTGCGACCGCTTGAGGTCCCACTACGGCGGTTACGGTCCCCGCCTGTTTTGCCCGTGTACCGATGGGGTAAACGTTCTTTCAATCGATTGTCCAACTCGTCCCAATACTCTGGGTCGGATGGGTCCCAACCTTCGCTTGCCAGCGCATTGTCAACCACCTTGGCAATGCGACTGTCTGTGTCTTTACCACTGGGGTCATACCAGCGGTTTGAATTTAACCATTCAGTAGCGTTTTGCTGAACCGTCTCTGTTGCGGGGCTCGGCACGTTGTTACGGGGCTGTTTAGCCTCTTCCAACTGACGCTGTTTAAGCATTTGCACCTGCGCCAACTTTGTCTTGGCGTTGTGAAACTGCTCCATGTATTCCATTTGCTCGGCCACGTTGCCCGCCTGCGCGGCCTGCGTTGCCTTCATCTTCGCGTACTCTACACGCGTGGACTCGTCTTCCAACAAGCGGTCGATCTGTGCGAACTGGAATCCTACTGCGGCGTTTTCCACTTGGGCCAACCGGCGCTCAAGGGTCTCGTTGCGGCGTTCCAGCGAACTGATCTTATGCTTTGCGCTTACCTCGCGTTGCTTCGTCAGGTCCTTCTTCAGGCGTCGCTCTTCACGGCGCGCGGCTCGAAGGGCCTCTCTGTCTTCTTCGGTGTCACCCTCAACCTCGCCGCCTTCGGCAAAGCCTTGTGTGTCACCGTCACCGTCGCTGTCATTGTCAGCGCCGGTGTCATCATCTGTGCCCTCAAAAGGGTCTACGTGGTCGTCCATGGCGGCTAACGCACTGCCATCGTCACGTTCTTTAATGGCGATGTCTTCGCCAGCCTGCATTTCTGCTTTTTGCACTGATTTCATAACGAAATCCTTTACTCAACAAATGCGGGGAACATTGTCCTCGCGGTTTCAAAATTATCAATTGCACAAATAACCTCACGGTCCTGCAAAATGATAAACACAACCTCTCCGTCGCCGTGTGGTACTGCCCATCGGTCGCCGCCGTACTTGATCACACGAACAAGATCTCCCAGTTCTACCCACGCGCCTTCTGGCCATAGTTCAAGGGTGCTAAGATCTCTGTATGCCAAGGGTCCTACTGCCACCACCTTTGCAATCACCTCGTTCCATTTTTCGGTGGCCTTTGTATCACTCACTAGAATGATGCCGCCCTTTGAAACGTCTTTGGCTTTTCGCAGTTGCACTACGATTCGGTTGCCTTTAAGTTTAATTCCCGGATCAACCGCCGGAAAACAGTCGGCTTCACTCCGACCATCCACTTGGTACTTACTCTCTGTCATTGTCAGATTCCTCGTCCTCTTTCAGGACACTGTTGATAATTTCCAAAGCCTCTTTCAGACCTTGGCCTCTCCCTACAAGCTGGTTATATTTGTCCCAGCTATCGACCCCACTCAAAACGCCGTTTTGTAAAAACTCAACGGCTTCTTTGATCCTAAAGATCGATTCATACAACGGGTCTTTCATCAAAAACCCTCCTTATAACTAAGTACACACAAAAGTGCGTACTTATGCCCTAACTTATTTTTTCAAACCGCGACTATTTACGGGCGGTACTTGGTACAAGGGCGCGGGTGGTGCCATCTTTGAACCAGAGGGACCTTTTTCTACTGGCGAGCCGGGGCCGCCTGCGTAGCCGGGCTTGCCGGTGATCTTGTAGTTTTTGCGAAAACCCATGTCTTCATTTTGTGTTGCCATTTTTATACTCCTGTTGGGGGTTGTTGTGCCTGCTGTTGTGCCTGCAATAATTGTTGTTGCGTCTGCATTGCCGCCTCGTGTGCACGTTGCTGTTCTGCTTGCGCTTGGTCTAACCCATGCTTACGCAGGTCTGCGTACGCTTGGCTTTCTGCTTCCAACGCAGTCATCTCTTGTGAGTGCTGTTGTTGAACCTGTTGTGCGCTCAACGCTTGGTTTGCGCCAATCATTGCCACACGCTCTTTGGACGCGTTGTTGATGTCTGCAATTGCCACCTTGGCCGCGTTGTCTTGGTTTGCCAACTCTTGCTGTAAACCAAGCTTTGCCTGAATCTCCGCAACCTTGGCCTGCATGTCGCGCACCTTGTCCGCCATCTCGGCCTGCATTTTCTCGCGCTCCAACTGGAACTTGGCCTGCGCCTCTTCCGTCTTGCGCTTGGTCTCGGCCATTTGTGTCTGGATAAGAGCCTGAGACGTGGGGTCCGCCATCGCCGCCGACTGCATCTGAGACTGTTTGGCCTGTTGCATCTGTTGCACCAACTGTTGAATAATTGGGTTAATGCCTTGGAACGTCTTCTCTGCGTCTTGGTTGACCAACTGCGCGGCCATGGCCAACGCCTCTTGCGCCGCTAGGTCCAACTTGCGCTCTTCGTTCAACTTGAACGCGTCCTCGCCACCGGCGGCGTGCGACACGTAGTTGCGCATCGACTGCAGGTAGTGCAGTGTCAGGTGTTGCTTAATGTGTTCCAACATCAAAGGCGTCACAGCCGGGCCAATGAGTGGGTTGCCACCATAAGCTGGGTCCATCATGTACGCCAAGTGAACCTTCAGGTGGTCAATGTGACTCTGGTCTGGGAACGCGGCCGCCGCGTGGCCCATTGTCATCTGTACGTTCTCTAAGGCAGGGTTACTCTCAACCGAGCCCTGTGGGTTAGGCATGACCTTCTCAATGTCAGGCACCTTCATCAGCTTCATCACGCGCATGTGCGCTTCACGAATGTTGTACAGTTGCGGCGCTTTTTCAGCCAACTGCATTACCAGTTGAGCCTGTGTTAAACGCTGTGTTTCGCTGAAGATGTTGGGGTCAGAGATTGGGCTGACGTCTGAGTTGTCTTCAAAGTCCTCAACCGCGATCTCTGCGCCGGACTGGTTGTCCATGTCTTCCAAGTACCAGTGGTTGATACGTGATAAGACCTGCAAGCTCTTGGCCTGACTGCGGTGCAGTCGTGCGTGAATGCTTGAGAATACTTTAGAGCCCTGCTCGATCATTGCCTGCGTTGTACCAACCGGCGTGTTGCTGTTCATGTCAGCAATTCGGCCCTCGCTGGTCTTCACAACACCTTTAGCCGCGTCTGTCAACCAACCTAACAGGTTGTACAGCACAGAAGACGGTGGGTTGAACGGCAGTGGCATGGCCAACTTACGCACGTCGTCTACGCCGGGTGAACCCTCGATCTCTACGACCTGAGTCGGCTCAATGCGGTCTGTCTGGCCACCAATGCGTCCGCCTTTTAGCTTCAACATGGTCTGGCTGTTGTTGACGTGCGCCGAATCCATCAACGCACGGAGCGAGCCAGTCAATGCCGCTGAGAGGCCGCCGATAAGGTGTGGCATTCCAATTGCGTAGGCGCCGCGCCATGGAATGAACTTGTACTCGACCATCCAGTCCAGCTTGCGCATGCGCTGGTCGCCTGACTGCCAGTTACGGTACAGTGCAACCACCTTGCTTGAAATCTCGTCCACCGTCATAACATACGGCGCGCGCTTGCCTTCTGTCAACGGGTCGTCTTCCAAACGCAAGAACACGGTAATCTCGTACACGCGACGCAAACCGTCTACGTTCTTGGTTGGCTCCGTTAAGCCTTCAATTTTGTCGTTGGCTTTTTTAGACTGTGTCTGGTTCTCAGGCAACAGGTCGGAGGTGTACAACTCAATGTCGCGGTACTCACCAACCTCGATACGTTGCTTGAACATGTCTTCGGTGATGTCTTGCTGTTCCGTTACGCGCGCGGCTGAGTAAAAATTTGTAGAAGCAAAAGGCAACAGCACGTTGTCAATTGGAACCCACTCTGGCACTGGACGGTTGAGGTCCTTGTCCCATCTCCATTTGAGATACTGTGAGCCTCCAAGGGGAAGCTGTGTGAACAACTGCTCCATCTCGTCGCGGTACTCTTCAACCTGCTCGGTCAACTGCCAGTTCAGGAAGTTGGCTTTACGCTGTGCTGTGTCTAAACGAGACTGGTCAGCCTTGCCCTTAATGAACGTGCGCACCAAGCCGTCGGCTGGCAACAACTCTTTAGACGCGTTGGCCGCAAAGTCAACGCAGGCCTCTGCCATGATCGGGTGCACAACCTTGGACGCGCCTTGGAACGTTGCGCCACCGGGGGCGTCGTTGCCCAGACCTGTGCGGCGAATGCCCTCTTCGTACTGCTTGTCACGCTGTTTGCGGGACTCACGGTCCACCTCAATCAGGTCGAGGTACTCAGACGCCAAACTGTCAAGAACGGACTCGTCCATCTCTTCGGCTAAGTTGGCGTAAAACTCTGGGTTTTGTGACGGCTTTTCTGTCTCCATCATGTTGACCACAACAGATCCGTCTTCTAACTCAATGACCTCGGACTCTACGTCGTCCATGTCCAAATCCAGCGCGTTGGCCAGATCTTGGATTTCTTTTTCCGTGTCTACTTCTTTTGTCGTCTCGTCTTCTGCAAACGACAACGCGGACAGGTTACCGCCCTTTTGGAGTGGAATAATTGGTTGCATTATTGGTTAAAGCCTTTGTATGCTTTACGAATTGGGCCGGCCATGGGCAACATGCCCAAAGCGCTCATGCCAGCACCAACTGGCTCGCCTTTGCCAATGTAGTGTCCTGTTTCTGCGGCGTACATTGGCGCCATGGCCATTGCGCCAGCGGGGTGCAACATTGCAATGTCTGCTAAACCAAAACCGCCGGGTAAATTGCTGTCTGGTCCACCAATTACAGTGTCGGCCATCTTGCGCGCCTTGTAGCGTCCCATGCCTGACTTTTCTAAAAAATCTTGGCCCAGTGAAGAAATGCGCTCACGTGGCGAGGCTTTGTACTCACTTACTGAAGGCTGACGACGCTCGTAATTTTGCATCATCATTTCGTCCGCAGAATTGTCCATTCTTGTGCCACCACCACGGATGTAGTTTGTTAACTCTTCCAATGTGGGGCCTTGTGTTTGTCCACCTTGGTCGTAACCGCGGACCATCATCTCGGCCTGCATGTCGCGGGGAGAGTACATCATGCCGCCTGCGGCTTTACCTTGAACAGCCGCCGCACGGCGACGCCTGTCTTCTAACTCTTGCATTTGCCAGTCTTGCGCAAACGGCGCGCGTTGCTCGGGGGTTGTGTCCAGCAAATAATCGCGCTGGTGTTGTGCCTTCCAATCATCTGGGTGCTTGGTCACCACCGTCTCTGGCAGACCAGACATGCGGGCCTCGTCGCGCCATGAGTTCATCTCTGCGGTTGCTGGGCCACGGCCCTGCACAGGGCGCTGTGCAATCGGGTTCATGCCGGTGTAGTTGTGGCGCATGGGGTTGATCATTGCGTTGATCGCGTTGACAATGTCCTCTTGGTCGGGCTCAATGCCGCGGGCCTTGAAGTCAGCAACAACCTTGTCCACCAAGGCGCCGTGCTTGCCGAGCAACATCTCGTCTGTCAGTTTGTCCAGACCGGGCGCTTCCATTGACGCCGCGCGTGTGGCAAAAGGCTCGCTTGCACTTGTCATCTGGGGAATGTCACCCTCGGTTGCACGCAGTGCACCAAGGCCGCTCATTGTTTCGTCGCCCATGCCTGTCAGCGCCTCTTCACCCAACTGCTGGCGCGTTGCCAACTCTTCTGTTGAGGGTGTGAATGACTTGTTCCATGTGCGGTTGCCACTGCGGCCCGTGTTGGCCATCGACATGAACTCGTCTTCAGGGAACGCGTTTAAAAACTGACCCTTGGGGTAAGCACGCGCCTTGATGTTTGCGGGTGCCATGCCAAACTGGCTTGGTAAATCTTGGTAAGGACCCACTGACTCGCGTGTTGCCACACCCTTGGCGCGCTCTGGTGTGATTGCTTGGCCTGTGGGGCTTGTTGCTGTGGGATAAGGACGGCCACTTTGGTCAACAAGCTGGTTTGAGAACGGCGTTTGCTGTTGTGTGCGCGCCATTGTCTGCGGCGCGTTGCCTGTTGGCTGAGAAAGCGACCTAATGTGGTCTTCTAGCTGTTTTACCTCTTCTGCAGACGGTGGTTTGCCCACGGCCTTCGTGTATTTGCGAATTGCGTCTTGAATGCGGCTTGCGAACTGCTCAATCACGCCAGTTTTACCGCCAGTGCCGTAGTGTGGTATTCCAGCTTGTTCGTACATCATCTGTGTTGGTGTTTTAATTGGGTTAAGCATCGAAATCTCGGCTTTTTAAAATTTTGTTGTAGTTTTCAAGGTCCCCGCCCCTGACAATGTCTTTCAACATGTCTCGATACCCTGCTCTAACTGGGCCCCACACAGAGAATGACTCGCCGCGTGCTCGGATGTAGCGACACATCCTGCAACCACACTGTCTGATCTCTTTTGTGTGCGATGAACTGTGCATTCAGGGGGCCTCCTATAACCAATCACCCATAAAAGAGGGTGTTTGTGCCCGAAAATCACGCGGCGTAGGGGTTATTCACCCTGTTTCGCGCTATGTCGTCTGCGTGCACGTAGTCTCGCGCCGGCAGTGGGTCCAACTGGAGCCAACCTGAGTCTCTTAGAACGCGCAGGGCCTGTGAAAGTGCGTCAACGTAGTCGTCGTGGCCCTTGGCCTCGGGAAAAGAACACACCTGCCTGATGAAACGCTTGGCCCACGGGGCCACCTCGCCCGGGTTTTCAGGGTCTTCTGGCACGTACACCCGCCCTTTTGCAATCAACGGCGCCACAATGTTCATCCTCTGCACCTTATCCGCGCGTCCGGGGTTGTATGACCGCACCGGCAGGTGCGCGGCCTGTAGTTCTTGTATCAGACTGATACCGGCCGACTTATCTTCCATCAAGATGAGGTCCGTTTTCTTGCCCTTGGCAAAGGTGTTGTCTGCTCCATACACAACCTCCTTGTAGTCTTCAATGACTTTACGCCGCAACTCAGGGTACGACAGGTGGTTGTCCCACGCGTCGAGCAAAATGCAACTTGTTGCAAAGTCATCTTGCTCGAACACACCCAACGCGATGCACGCGGTCGGGTCGTTGTGTGTCTTCTCAGAGGTCGCTGGGTCGTATGACACCAGCACGTACTCCAGCGTCGGCGTTGGTTTGTGTGCCGGCCAGTTCCTGAACCATTTACGCTTGACAATACCCGCGTTCTCTGGGTCCAAGATCTCGCCGTAGATCTCCTGACGTCCTAGGTCCGTGCCCTCGTACGCTTCTAGTTGTTTGAAGAACGTGCTGGATAAGTTTGACCTGTTGTCGTAGCTGGACGCACGGGACACGTACACGTCGCCGCCGACCTTGCCCTCGTTCAGGTCCGTGATTAGTTCCAGTGGCTTGGGTGTGGTGGTGATGATCGACTGTACCCTAGCGATGCGCGGGTCTGTCAGTCGCAACGTGAACTGAATTTGGTCGTACGCGTCGTCGATGTACTCGAACGCACACAACTCGTCTGCCCACATGCCGTGCCACTGCGTACCCCGGAAGCGCTCTGGCTCAGACGCAGGGATGCCGCGGATCATGCTTCCATTTTTTAGCGTCAACTCAAACAGCGACTTGTTGTAGTCCTTGACCAGTGACGGGGGTATGATGTTTAAGAGGCCTGAGTCACCCTCGAAGCACGTTGCGCGAATGTCGTTTGATGTTGGGGCCGTCACCAACCAGCGGGTCTTGTCGTAGATCGCCGCCCTTAATCCAAGCCAGTTGGACGCCGTGTGCGTCTTGCCCGAACCTCGGCCGGCCAAAAGTAAGAACGTGTCATACTCCCCGTCCTCCGGCTCTTGTTGGTGCGGTAGTGCCGTTAGCTCCCACCTCACACGCCACAGGGCCAGATCCAGTTGCTCCTTGGGCCATCCCTTGTTTTGGTCTGCAAACGCCTTGAGTAGCTTTTGCTGTGTGTCGTTCATAGGCATACTGTCAGGTACCCCTCGCTTACTAGGAACGTGTTGTTCGGGTCTTCGGTCTTGATGTGCATGCAGGGTCTAATGTCCACACTGGTAACATGGGTAATCCTGCGCATCTCTTCGTAGTGCGGCCGGCGCACAGGAATCTGGTCCTCGACCAACATGAGGTTGGTCCTAAACACCATGTAGAACTGGTGTTGGTGTTGTGCTATCTCTGTCCTGATACCTAGGGACTCTGTCAGGTTGTGGATTGACCTGAACAGCCGCAGGTCTTTAATGTAGAACCTGAACTTGGCCGAGACCTTGCTGTGGCACTTTGGTCTGGAGGCGCATACCCCCCGGAGTATAGCCAGTCGTTGCTCAAAGGATGAGAACAGGTACTCTTCTGGAATGTGGTCTGGTATCTTGCCGTAACTCTCGATCAGCTTGGAGGTTACGTGGGTGCGCCTGTCCCTGTGTGGGTCCCCTATCCACACACCCATGTCGTAGGGGTGGAGGGGTAGCGGCTTGGCTGTGGGTTTGATTGGGTAGCACGTTGGCATTCTGCACCAGCCCGTGTCTATGGTGGCTAGGTTCTGTGGCGCGTAGATGGGGAGAATGTAATCTTCTTTGGGCTGTTGCTTGCGCCCCCACTTAGACAGTGTGAGGAATAACTTGCTGTCGTACACCGGAATGCCAGTGCGGCTATCCACCACCAACGTCAGGCCGTCCTTGGTCCAGATCTTATGACACACCACCGGCGTGTACTCCTGAACAGAAACAACCATGACGGGCAGGCCCGTGTAATCAAAAACCTCATCCCCCGGTTTGATAAACCTTGCTAACTGCCATCCGGCAGTGGTGGGAATGGGGGTACGTGCGTCGATTCCCATGTCTAACCCTAATCACCCATGGATGCGGCTGTTTGTGCCCCAGTTTTTGGTGGGGGGTATATGGCCCAGAAATCGGTGTTTTGTTCAGGGTGTCGGGCTGTTCAATCTTATTTTATTATTTTAAAAAAAAAAAAAAAAAAAAAAAAAAAAATAAAATAAGAGAATAGACCCCGACACCCTGAACACCCTGAACAAGATGAATACTTAGGTATACAGTTTTGAAATTATGAGGTTGAGGGTGTTACAAATACCCACACTGACAGCAGGGTCTATATACCCCCGGGGGTATATGTAAAAAAAATTATGGCGGAAATTACAAAAACTTGCTGGCTGTGGGGGCCCCCCGCCCCGGTAGTCCGATGGGACCCTAAATGGGGTGTCGCTAAAAAACAACGCCCCCTAGCAAGAAGTATGCCAACGTGGACAGCATACCCATACTGGTAGGGGTATCGCGCATACCCTACTGGGTATAGTACCGCTCGGCCGCATACCCTACTGGGTATAGTAGGCACCGAGGCGCATACCCTACTGGGTATAGTATGCAGGCCAAGCTGGCACGGATCTTGCATGGCAAGCAAAAAGCATGCCAACGTGGACATGGCACGTATGTTGCTATTAGCAAGAAGCATGCCAAGGCACAGTGGCACGTATGTTGCTAATAGCAAGAAGCATGCCAACGTGGACATGGCACGGATCTTGCTAGTGTGGCACGCGCACAACATGCACTATATTGCATGTCTGCCTAATTGCCTGTGCACTATGTTGCATGCGCACGCGAGGCCTAGGGGCCTGTCTAGCGTGATTGCACTAATATATAACGTCACGCGATTTCCCTAGTCGGTCGTCTACTGCTGATCCTAATTCACCCCCAAATGACCATAGTAGTGTAAGTAAACCAAACCCCAAAGGAACACACCATGCAAACAGCATACATTCACTTTATCAAATACTCATTAGCCAAACAATGCACCATTTCGGTGTTTGATGGTGAAGAGTGGCAGGTCAAACGATCCACAGGTTTCAAGGACATCATGGACGCGGTCAAGTCTGTAGAAGAGGCAGACCTGCGCGTGCGTGACAGCGACGACAACGTGGTCGGTTGGGCCAAGGTCAGCGCATACGGCCTCGAACCCGAAGAGACGATGATGGATTGGTCAGTGGAACCATTCATGGACGCATGGGACGAGGCCTATCAGGCCGACACCCAAGGCAATTGATGCGTGATGGCCTGCGTGCAGGCCATTGCAGATCAATTCACCCCCAATTGACCATAGTAGTATCACCAACCAAAAGGAGGCCATCATGGCAATCATTACACTTTTCAAAGCAACATTCAAACCCGCAACAAACACACGCGGCGCCAGAATGATGGTCCAACGTATGGACCTGAACGACAAAGCCGAGGCAATCCCGCTGGACTACAGCGCGAAGAGCATCACACGACAGGCCATCGTTGACTATTCCAAAAAGCGCGGCCCACAGTACTGGGTCCCCACCGACGAGGACGACCTGCAGTATGTAGGCGACGAGAAAAAGAGCAACGTCCAGTATTACATCACAAGCAAATAATGCGTGATGGCCTGCATGCAGGCCATTGCAGATTATTTTCAACCAAGGAGAAACCACCATGAAAAAACCCACCGGCTTTGTAATTTATCGCGGCCCATCGTTGCTAGACGGCACACCCATTGTGGCCGTTGCCCTGCTTGGGTCCAGTAACCGCAAGACAGGCAACATGGTGCAGACCTATATTCTGCGCGACGACATGCGCCCTACACTGGCCGTCCAAACTGGCGCGGACAGCGCGATTTGTGGCAATTGCAAACACCGGCCATTTTTAGGCGGCGCGTGCTATGTGGTCGTGGCCCAAGGTCCTACAGTGGTTTTCAAAACCATGCAAGCAGGCAAATACCCTGACGCCACACCGGCCGATGTGGGCACCATGGTGGCCGGTCGCATGGTGCGTCTCGGCACGTATGGCGACCCTGCCGCGGTTCCTGCCAACGTATGGCAGGCCCTGACAGCGCAGGCCGCAGGCCGCACAGGGTACACACACCAATGGGCCAACGAGGCCCTGCCAATGGACCATAGGGCAGACATTGCCCAGTTGACCATGGCCAGTGTAGACAACGTGGCAGAGGCCCAACAGGCCCGCGCCAGTGGTTTGCGTTATTTCCGCATTCGCTTGGCCACCGAGGCCCTGCAGGAGCGCGAGTTTGTATGCCCTGCCAGTGAAGAAGCCGGTAAGCGCAAACTGTGTGACACATGCGGCGCGTGTAACGGCACGACCAAATCGACCGGCGCGAGCCCAGTGATCATTGTGCATGGCAACAAGGCCCGCAGGTTTACAGAACAGCGCGCGACAGCATAATTGATGCGTGATGGCCTGCGTGCAGGCCATTGCAGATCAATTCACCCCCAAATGACCATAGTAGTATCAGTAACCAAAAGGAGCAAACCATGGACAAGATCCAAGCATTCTTAGACGCCAAAGTAAAAGGCCAAAACATTTATTACCCTGTGCGGGTAGTTGGCCACAACCCCGAGACAAAAGCATGGGAAGGTTTTCGCGTCGAAGACGCACACAAACGAGACATGCGCAAGTTGATGGAGCAGGCCGGTTTCAGCAACGTTTATTTTGACTAAGGAGCACACCATGATTAAATTCAAAAAGACAGTGCCGGACGGCCGGCACGTGACAGAGGCGCGTGATTGCACAGTGCGCGCATTGGCCCATGTGGCCGACATGCCATATAGTGAGGCGCACGCGCTCATGGCCGCATTCGGCCGCAAAAACCGACGTGGTGTGCCACGCATGCAGGTGGTCGCGGCCTATGCGAGCAAGGGCCTGACATACATCAAGCGCAACGACAGGCCCACACTGGCGCAGTTTATGCGCGAGGATGGCGCCAAGCATGAGCGCCTAGTGATCAACAAAACCGGCCACGTGTTTGCCCTGATCAACGGCACACAGTTGGACATGGCCAAGTGCGGACCACGCACGCGAGTGCAGGGTTATTACGTGCCGGCAAAATGATGCGTGATGGCCTGTGGATCAGGCCATTGCAGATCAATTCACCCCCAATTGACCATAGTAGTATCAACAAGAGAAAACCATGAAACTAGAGTACACGCAAGACTGGCAGACACAGGCCCGAGGCACCAACGACCAAGAGTATCAAATCTACTTGGCCTGTGCTGACGACGGCAAAGGTGGCGACATTACACGCGAGGGCGCGCCCCTCAAAACCTACGAAGAGTGGGTGGCGTCGTGAAAAACGCAGACGCGATCAGGGCATACGTGCTCGACCAATACATCGCAACAGGCCGACGCATTTTTGTGTCGGACCTGATGGAGCAATTCAACACCAATGCAGTTGGCATTCGCAACGCATTGGGATACGACGATTTTGTCTTCGAGCACGACGACAAATGGAGTGGCAGTAATTACGCAGGCAAATACATACAGGCCGCATGCGTCGAGCCCAACAAGGCAGGCCTGATCAAATTCATCAAACAATTAAGGAGCACGACATGACAGTCCGCGCACGATTCAACAAGCAAAACCTACTCAACCAACTACAGACCGAGATAACCCGCATGGAGGCCATGTGGGGTTTTGTGCCTGATAACGGCACAAACCAAATCGAAGACAAAACAGATTTTGACAGGGCCGTCGCGTATGGTGAATATGTCGCGATCACTGACATTTTCGATTCAATCAGGCAGGGCAATTTTTTCATTTAAGGAGCACGACATGAAGACAATCACAATCACACAAAAACAGTGGTCAGAACTAAACGTCGGACTACTGTATAGCATGGCCAAGTATTTGGCAGACGAGCACAGCGAGGGCCTGACACGCGAAGAGCGCACAGACACCAACAACATGCTCAACGACGCGCTGTACCAGTACAACAAGATTAAAGAGGAGTTCAAAGCATGAAATACCTGCGCGAACTAATCGAGGCCCTGATACTGGCCGCCCTAATCGGTGGCCCGTTGTTTTACTATTTTCTTTACGTAATGAAACCATGACAAACTGGCCATTCCCCCCATTCCCAAACCCCAAAGACAAGGGCACCAACGTGCCCAAGTTCAACCCTGACAATTACGAGGACGCACCAAGATGACAACAGCACGACCATACACCGACGACGTCGGGGGTTTTATCTACTACAAAAAGATGGCCGAGCAGGCCGCAAAGGCCGCACACAGTGCCGCGCATGGCGTCTGTGTCACTGTGGACTATTTCAATGGTGACTACAAGTTTGTCATTTGGACACTGGCCCCCAAGGCCACCAAAGGCATTACCAAACACGAGTTGTTCGCAGAGGTCACAGACCAAGATCGCTTAAACGCGCACGTTATCGGGTTCACACAAAACATTGAGGAGTTGACAAAATGAGAAAGTTTCCACTGTACATCATTGACAGGGCCGGCCAGTTCACCACGCAAGAATTCCCGTCGTACGAAGAGCAGTGCGCGGCCGCGGACAAGTGGGAGGCCGGTGGCCATGAGACTTACTTCAATTACCTAAACGCGGTCCTGCGCTACGACGCATTCAAACGATTCAACCAAGCACAAGGGGCAAAATAATGAACGATTTCCAAAACGCATACGAGACGGCCAAAATGCAAAAGTGGCACAGGGTCACAAAGACCATGGAAGAGGCGCAGGCACAACACGAGGCCGGCAAACACGTGGTCATGGTGGAGGCCCTAGCATACTGCCCCTACACCGACGCGACCATGGGCACCATGCCACACATCATGGAGGCATTCGACACGCAGGAAGAGGCGCAGGCGTACATCGACAAGAATTATGAAGAGTTCGGGGCCTGCGAGGCCGTCGACATGTTCATATACCCAAGGCCGGTGATTGAGCGCAAGGCGCGCTACATTCCCGAAGACTTTGATGACATCCCTTTTTAATTCACCCCCAGTTGACCATAGTAGTATCAACAACACAGGAGCACACCATGAGCACAGAAATCAAAACAATGGCCGAATTCGAGGCCGAGAAACCCCAAGACTTCCGCAACCCAACAGAGGAGAAAACCATGAACAGAACATACTGGACCGGCCAAGGTCGGTACCAATTGAAGGCCGACGCGTTAGAGAAGCTTCTGCCGGCCATTGGTGAGGTGGAAGGCGGCCAAGGTGCCAACAAACACCTAGAGGCATTCAGGCGCGCAGTTAACTGCTACTACGACCTGTACAACAACGGCCTGTGCAACAGGGCCCGTGAGTTCAGCACGCTGTTTAAAATTGCAGGCGTGGCTAAAGAGATCAAGGCCCGTCGGTGGATGGACAGCATGCTCAGTGGTGACACACAGGAGCGCATCGAAGACAAGATGGGCCTGTTCATACTGGCCGCGTTTGAAGAACAGTTTGCCGAGGAGCATTCATACCAAGGGGCCTAATTCACCCCCAGTTGACCATATCAATACAAAGGAGCAAACCATGAAAAAGTTACAGAAATTTATTAAAGCAGAAAACGACTGGCGTAAACTGTTTGGCAACCGCGAGTTGTCACTCGACACCCCAGAGGACAGGCAACACGTGGCGCAGTTGATAGACATTCAACTAAGCCCCGAGAACCTGTATTGTGATGGCGAGATCAGCCACACAGAGGCACAGATGAAGTACCGCATGTTATCAGGCGCGGCCAAAGACCTGATGAAGATCGACCCCAACGTGGTCATTTATGAAATTTAAGGAGAAAACCATGGACAGCAAAGAACTAGCATCTATCGTGGCCGCATCAAACGGCCGTTTCGTCAGCGTCGTGTTCGTTAAGAAAGACGGCACCGAGCGCACAATGTTGTGCCGCCTAGGCGTCACAAAGTACCTGAAGGGTGGCACGTCCAAGTTGGACGCGGACAAGTACCTGACAGTGTTCGACGTTAAGAAGGAAGAGTACCGCGCGATCAACCGCGAGACCATCCTGTCGGTCAAGTTGGCCGGTAACATTTATATTGGGGAGGCAGTATGATTGAGTACAAGATTGACCGAGCCTGCGACGGGCAAGACGTGTTCTTTGACGGCAAGAAGGTGGGGTGGCTGTCGTTTGGCGACCTGCGCAGTCTGTACGAAGACAGACGCCCTGTGACCATGTTGATCATGGACAAGGGCACCAAGCACCACGACAACATGGCCGCGGCCAAACAATACATCGAATCAGTTTACCAACGGGAGCAACAGCATGACCAAATTGTCTGAACTACAAGAGCATCTAGCACATTTATTAGCCATAGACAAAGTATATTTTGACGAGGGTGATTGGGATCGACTGGACAGAATACGACTAGAAATTGATGCCACACGTGAACAGATTGAAAAAGAGGAGAAAACAAAATGACAGTATTAGTAAAACAAAACCAAACCAACCGAGCGGAGGTTTTGATCGGTAAGGACAACGGGTGGGTGGCGGTGCACATGACACTAGGCACCCTGTGGGTGGAGGTGTACGACAACAACGACAACCCGATCCACATATACAAGGAAGACTGGCCCGCGGCACCAAAGCGCAAGTTCAAGGTGCGCGCGTCGTACAGTGCCATGTGTGAGGCAGAGATCGAGGCCAACAGCCTAGACGAGGCGTACGAGTTGGCCAAGAAGCTAGACGGGTCATCATTTGACACACACTGCGACCCCGACGACTGGCACATCGAAGACGTATGGGAGACAGCACGATGAAGTACACAATTAGACACGGCAGTATTGCCGCAGTTCAGCACGTGGCCACACCCGAAGGTCGTGAGGTCACTGTGACTGATTCTAACGACGACCCGCACAAATGGAATCTGCCATTGGCAGTACAGGCCGCGGTTAACCGCCAGTTCGGCATCATCTTTGCCCTGCCATACGAAAAACGGCAGGGTTTCATCGACAATTCAATCCCCTTTGAGGTGGAGGTTACAGAATGAACACAAAGCTTTTGAAACACGTGCGCACACTGTTTGTGCACGACATGGTGCCAACGAGCACAGCAAGGCACAACATGCGCCAGTGGGTGCGCTCGGTGCGCCTACTGGGTGACAAGCATTTACTGGCGGCCAAGGTGCCGCGGAAGGAGATAGCATGAAATCATTAGAAGACTACGACATCAAGGACGTGGCCGAGTACCTGCGGGACTGGGGCTACGTGGTGACGGCACCGGCAGACGCGGGTGACGGACTGTGGGTCAGCCAAGAGCAGTTGGCAGACATTGAGAACCTGTTAATCTGCGGCCAAAAAGAGGCCGCACAAAACGACCTGTTTAATTTATTAGGGAAAACCCTTAACCGGAGCATGGCATGATGAAACAACTAGACCGATTCACACTGGAAGACCAAATTATGCAGTGTTGGGGTGTTACAGACGACATTGAGATGGTCTACCACACCGAGGCCCTGTACCAAGACGAGGACCGCATGATGAACGTGCTGTTGGGCCTACACGAGCTATACAACATTCGTTTTCAGCGCATGTTCGACACGTTTGAGAAAATGGTCCACGAGGGGAAGATCACATGATCAACATACACGTCGCGTACAACGCCACCAACGAGCGTTGGGAGGCTTGGGCAGGGTCAGGCCGCACCTACACCGGCAGGTCGCGCCTAGAGGCCATAGAGGCCTTTAAGGCCAGTATCCCACCGGATACACCGGTCAGGGTGGTGTTGTGATGGCCTTGGCGGGGTTATTTGGTGTACTGGCCCTGTGGGCGGCCAAACAGCCGCGGTGGGCCATCGTCCTACTGGCCGTGATCTGCTACTTTGATTAAATTTTAAGCAACGCGTAAGTTTCGTGTAAGTTTCAGACGCGTCAACTAAAATTGAATACTTTGGTATTCATCTTGTTCAGGGTGTTCAGGGTGTCGGGGTCATATCTCTTATTTTGATTTTTTTTTTTTTTTTTTTTTTTTTTTAAAATAATAAATAAAGACTGAACAGCCCGACACCCTGAACAAAACTAAACTAAAGTATTCATTTTTAAAAGTGTTGCTTTTTTACAACTGTGGATAACTTTATGACTAAAAAGACTGGATAACCGGCAGGGTTACTGCAGGATGATGATGGTAGACTAAGCAGGGGGTTTGCAAGCAGGCCCGACGCTAAGTACGTACTGAAACAACAACTGGAGAAAGAACGCAATGAAAAGACGGACCAACTTAGACAAGGCGATCATAGGGACAACCCTGACGTACCAAGCAGGTGAACGTGTGCCTGTGTTTGTATACAGTGGCGAGGAAATCGTAAGTGTACTTATGATTAGAGACGGCATGACGCGTGACGAGGCACTGGAATTCATTGACTTCAACATAGATAACGCGTATATTGGCAAAGACACCCCACTGCTAGTGTGGCCTGTAATCGACGAGGAGTACGACGAATGAACCAAGATGATTTCAACGAGGCAGAGCGCAGGTCCAAGTTGCGCATGCAGGTGATCTACGAGGGCGCCAAAAAGCATAAACCTTGGATGGTGTTCAACGTGGGGTGCATCGAGTGTGGCGTGAGTTCCGACGTGGTGGGGTTTTACTCAACCGAGGAGGAGGCCAAGCAAGTTGCACAGGCCTGTGAAGACGGACTACACTGGCGGCAGAGCGGCCAAAATGCCTTTGCCGTGTTCGACCTACGGGCCCCACAGGCCCAAGAGTACACAGACGTAATTGCCAAGATGAAGGAGCCACAAGAATGAACCTAGACGACATTAAACAGATGTTGCAAATAGTCAACGTGGACCACCGCACAGTGGAGTTGGTCGAGTTCGCGTACCAACAGGGGGCCAAGCACCCCGACGCCCAACAACCCAAGTGCAACACACACTCAAAGGCACCACACGGGTTTGCGAGAGAGGCAAGCCACCAAGCGGGCCGGTACGTGTGCGACTGTGAGTCATGGGACGCGTACGATGCCGGCAGAGAGGATGGGGTGCAGGCCATGCTCAACTACGACAACGCAATGGACCAACGATGAGACGACAACTACTGACGGCAGAACAAGAGATCGAACTGCACCACCGGATCGTGCAGGGTGACGAGGAGGCCCACGAGCAGTTGGTGGAAGCCAACATGGGACTGGTGGTGTACATCGTGCAGAAGTTGCCGCAGTGGGACCTGAACAGCAGTATGACACGCGACGACCTACTGCAGGAGGGCTACATGGCCCTGATGAAGGCCGCGCACAGGTGGAAACCGCAGGGAAGGTTTGCGAGTTACGCACGCACACTGATCAAGAGCCAAGTGCTCAGAGCAGTAGAGAATAAGGCCCTACTGATCCACGTGCCTGTGTCGGTGCAGGAGGACCTGCGCAAGATCAAGCGGGTGGAGACCGAGTTGGCACAGGTGCTCAACAGGGACCCAACGACCAAAGAGGTGGCCAAGTTGACGGGCCTGACAGAGAGCAGGGTCCGCGACAGACTGGTGGTGAGCCAGAGACAACCGGTGTCACTGGACGCGTACAAGAAAGACCAAATAACGGAAGAAGATTATGATTGACAGAATGATACAACTAGCAGAGGCCTACAAGCGGTCGTACGAACTGGAGCGGGCAAGGGCCGACCGGTTAGTGGACGACGCGATGTTGGGCCGGTACCTGCGGCCCCTGTTTACCCGAGAGGCAGACACATGGACCATCAACACGACCATACAGGGCCCGTCGCTAGACGACGCAATATGGAACCCCGACGCACACGACCAACTAGACAGCCTAGCGGCCGAGATGGAGCAAAGACATGAACCCCGTATTTAAAGCCCTCATCATCACAGCAAGCGCCCTATTTGAAGTGAGCGCTCACTCTCAACACCTGTCGATCCAAGGACTGCGTGAGGCGCTCAAGGACCCATACACACCGGAGGCGGTGCAGGCAACGGGCTACATACTAGGCGTCTACGACGCCATGGCCGGCATCGTGCACTGCCCCACAGGCATGCCACCGGCACGAGACATGCTCGTCAAGTGGACGCGCGAGGGACTGGGCCGGTACCACGGGCCCAACAGGGGGGCCGACCACCTACTGGCGTCGGTGTTCGCAGAACGCGCACCATGCGCAAAGAAGGGGATGACATGACAACAGGATGGCGCAAGCGGCAGATAGACGACGACATTCAGGAGTACACGCGCCCATGGCGGCCGTTGACAGACGAGGAGTTGAAGGCCATGTGCGACAAGTGGAGAATTGTCTATGGAGGCCATGTTAACAATTTTGCAAAAGAGATTGAAACCAAACTGAAGGAGAAGAACAGTGGCTAAAGGCGATATTAGAGACGTGTGGGAAACAAACCGAAAACGTCTAGAACGTAAGCGCGAGACAGAGCGCGAGTACGCAAGGGCCAACAGGGACAGGATAAACGCGTACAAGCGTGCCACGAAGGCTAGGAAGGCGGCCGAGTTCGAGGCCAACAAGGTCAGGAGCGCCTACCACGCAGACTGGCACGGCACAACCTACACCTGCCCCGAATTAACTTACAGGGGGTTGGCATGAAACGTGCTAGAATGCTACAATTAGCAGAGCAGGCGGGTTTTGTCATGTGGTCAAAGGACAGCGACTGGAAGCCTAAGGGCGCCACGATAGACTGGTCCTGTGACTACGACAAAGAGTTGAAGAAGTTCACTAAACTGGTGGAGGAAGAGTATGAGCGGGTGGCTAATAGCCCTGACGGGGCTGATCTATGCGGGCGTGGCAATTGAGCAGGGGCTCAAGGACAACATGCCCATGTGTCTAACGTATTTAGGCTACGCGTTTGCGAACGTCGGCCTGTACAAACTAGCGAGTTGATTATGATCTCAGAAGTTGACATTAAAGATTTTGACTACATACGGGTGGAGCACGTGCAGGAGAACGAGGACGGGTCCTGTGACTGCAACATCAACATGGGGCCACTGGCAACCAAGTACCTGCTAAATTTTGCGTTCATTGGCGTGCTCAAGGCCGCCATCGCTGAAGGCAAACTGTTGACACCAAAGGACTAAGACATGACAGACAACGAGCGCGCAGTATACGAGGCCAACCTAAAAAAGCTACCGCCTGAGAAGGCGGCACAGTGGACCGAAGAGGTCAGGGAGGCGTGGTTACGTGTCAGGCGCGCGAGGAAGGTGTGGCGCGCAACGCGCACACCCGCCACACGTTGTCTAGGGTCAGTCAAAGAGGACGGGCGTCTGACGCCCCTCTTCATTCAAAACACAGAGTACGTGCGTTACGAGGAGGCGTGGGCAGACTACACACAAAACCACCAGCCCAAATACATATTTGAAGAGCGCGCGCGTGCGGGGGAAGAAGATGACGACTACGACTGGAGCAAAGCATGAAGGCAACAATTGAATTTGAGTACCCACACGACGAGGACAAGTTGCGCTATGCCCTGCACGGGCAGACGGCCATCATGGCCCTGTTAGAGATTGAGACACAGTTACGACAGCACTACAAATACGGGGAGCCGATGGAGGACGTGTTTGGTAGCATTACCGAGATAGTCAACGAAACCCTGACAACGTGCGGAGAACACGGATGAAAAAAATAATTTACGCAATCTATTTATTTGGCGCCATACTGGCGTCGGTGGTCGGGTACTTTTTGGACCCCATCACAGCACTGGCCATCGTGCTGATCATGCCTATGGTGGTGATCACCATACTGGAAATGCAGGGGGTTGTACAATTTGGGTACCACGGGCCAGAAAATGACAACAGCGTGCTCGGTAAAGCCTCACGTGCAGACCTGACAGCCGAGGAGGCCGCGGAGAAGTACGGGCAGGCCATCGTCAACGAGATGGACGAGCAGATCAAAGAGACCGAGATGGGTCTTATGGAAATGAAGCAGGCGCGGGAAACAGCGTACGACACACTGAGGGGTGTCAAAAAATGATAAACTATTCACCAAACACAAAGGCGCAAACACATGAACAAACCAACAGCACTGGCGGTTCAATTCGAGAACATCCCGATCAGCCTCAAGAAAATATCCCGTTGGGTTCTTTGGAGATTGGTCGAGGTTGGAGAAGAGTCGAACAAGCGGTGGTCAAAGTTACCACTGCAGTCAAATGGGTCGTCAGCAAGTTCCACAAACCCAACAACGTGGTGTGATTTTCTCCATGCACAAGAAGCATATCAAACTGGCCGCTTCGATGGTGTTGGCTTTGTCTTTGATGGTAGCGACGGCATCATGGGCATCGACTTGGACGACTGCGTGGATGCCGTTCAGGGTCCAACGTCTCTTACGCCTGAAGCGCAGGCCATTAAAGACGCTGTTCTAGGCTACGCAGAGGTCAGCCCCTCAGGCACCGGCATTAAAATCTTTACGCGTGCACAGTTACACGCCGCGCACGTCGACCATGAGAAGGGTTTAGAGATCTACCCCAAGGGCCGTTACTTCACAGTGACAGGCCACACACTGGGTGGCACCATTCCTGATCAGGAGCAGGACCTGCAACACATCGTGCCCGCACGCAGAAGTTACCGATCGGGTGACTCGTTTGCAGACTACAGCCCCCCACTGGACGGGTGGGACTTGGCCCGCGTGGAGACCGACCTGCTGACACAGTTGGACCCCGACTGTGGGTACACAGACTGGTTGGCGGTGGGCATGGCCCTGCACCACCAGTTTGGTGGCGACTACGAGGCACTGGAGTTGTGGGACCGGTGGTCTGATAACGACGGCGCCTGTGGTGCCTACGCGGCAGGGCAGTGTGCGGCCAAGTGGGACAGCTTCGGTGGCACAGGAGGCACGACACTGCGTTCATTGGTGTTCAAGGTCAACAAGACCAAAGAGGCCGCGGTGGTGGCCAACGGCGAGAAGGTGCTCACAGGAGGGCCCCTGAACCACGCCAAAGAGTTCTTGGCAAGCCAGTTCACGTGCGAGGAAGGCACGTCATTGACCACGTACGCGAACGACATGTTCCAGTACAGGGGCACACACTACCAAGACATTGAAGAGGCCACAGTGCGTTCTATGCTGTACACGTTCTTGGACCGGTGCAAGAAGTACGACAAGAAGCAAAACCTGATGCCGTTCAACCCAACGCCTGCGCACGTGTCTGCGATCCTAGACGCGGTGCACGCAGTCACCCACCTACCCAACACGGCCAACACCAAACCACCGGTCTGGCTTGAGGGGTATGGCAAGGACAGGCCGGACCCAAGCAAACTGGTGTCGCTTGAGAACGGCATTTTTCACACCGAGCAAAACATGTTGATACCCCACAGCTTGGGGTTCTTCACACAGAACAGTTTGCCGTTTGCTTATGACCCTGACGCGACGTGCCCAACGTGGGAGCGTTTCTTGCAGGACATTTGGAACGACGACCCTGAGAGCATTACCTGCCTGCAGGAGATGTTCGGCTACATTCTGAGCGGTGATTCAACACAGCAGAAATTCTTTAACATCATAGGACCGCGCCGCTCTGGCAAGGGAACGATCAACAAGGTGCTCGTAAGCCTCTTGGGGCAACACAACACAGTGGCGCCACAACTGGACGAACTATGCGATACTTTTGGACTTCAACCATGGCTAGGAAAACTGCTAGCGAGTTTCACGGACGCACGAGCACCGGAGCGCAACAGGGGTGCTGTAGTGAGCCAGTTGCTCCGGATTGTTGGCGGGGATACTGTGACTGTGAACAGAAAAAACAAGGAAGCTTGGAGTGGATATTTGCCAACGCGCATTGTGATCTATTCTAACGAGGCCTTGCAGTTAACAGAAAACTCCAACGCGTTAACAGGGCGCATGATTGTGCTGAAGATGAGCAACAGTTTTTACGGCAAAGAGGACACACTGTTGGCCGACAAGTTGGCCAAAGAGTTGCCTGCTATTTTTAACTGGGCCATCGCAGGACAGCAACGACGCATGGCGCGCGAGGGCCAGAGGTTCCAACAACCAACAACAGGACGCGAGTTATTGGAGTTGATGGAGGAGCTAGGCAACCCCATCGGGTCATTCGTGACAGACGCACTGGACTACGACCTAGAAGCCAAGGCAATGAAGGACGAGGTGTTTATATGTTGGCGCAAATGGGCCACCGCAAAGAACATACCGCCCGGAAGTGACATGGCGTTCAAGCGCAGGTTTCTTGCGGCAACGCAGGACCACCGCGTGACAGCGACAAGGGTTCGTGTTGATGGTGAGTTGGCCAACGTTTATCTTGGCATCAAGCTTAAACCCAAGGCGCAGAAGTACGTGGACAGTATCAGCAACTTTGAACGGGAGGAGATATTTTGAGTGACGCATATTTTCATGTAGACGTTGGTTTCTTTCCGGTGCCTGTAAAGATGTGCTTTACATCAAAGGCGTTCTATAAGGTGCTGAAGGACCACGGCATAGCGGCACAGCCGGAGATGGCGCCACTGGAGTTGGGCATCGCGGAGACACATAGTTTTTCTACAAGTAAGGAGGCTATTGTCGTCGTGGTGTTCAGCTTGGTAGAGTGCATTGACAACGCGGCCCTGTTGGCCAGCGTTGTGGCGCATGAGGCCACACACGTTGTGGCGCGTGTGCTTGAACACATTGGTGAAGAGGTGGAGGACTTTGGTGAAGAGTCAAGGGCGTACCTGACCGAATGGTTGGTGCGTCAAATGTTCACGGCCTGTTTAGTGGAGGTTGCCAAAATTGCAAAACGAAAAGAAAATAGAACAAAGACTGGTAAAAAAGATCAAGGAGAAGGGGGGCCTGTGCCTGAAGTGGGTAAGCCCGTCGACGACGGGGGTGCCGGACAGGCTAGTGTTCTACAAGGGCCAGATAATCCCAGTGGAGTTGAAAGACCCAAAGGGAGAACTAAGCGCAAAGCAGGAGTTCATACACAAGGTGCTTCTCAGTCAGGGGGTGTTCACGCACGTCTTGATGAGCGAGCAAGAGGTCGACGAATTCGTTAACCTGCTATGACCGACGACGAAGCCCACGAGGCTAAAAAACGAAACCACATTGCCAAAACAATGTTCAACGTTAAACGACGCGCCCTTGCCGCAGGTATTCCATTTGAGTTGGACCATAACTACCTGTGCGCAATCGCGCCCGATTATTGTCCGGTGTTTAAGACCAAGATCCTTTGGGGTTTTGGTCAGTCAGGCACTGTGGGATCGAGCGGCCCTGATTCACCGAGCCTAGACAAAATCATCCCTGAAAAGGGGTACGTCAAAGGCAACGTGGCGTGGCTAAGTAACAGAGCAAACACAATCAAGTCCAACGCAACACAGGAGGATCTGTACAAGGTTGCGGACTGGACACACGAAAAGATAAAGGAGGTAAACAATGGAGGTGCACGACCGCCCCCCATCGGCGACCCTGCAAATACCTACATCACTCGTCCAACGCGCCATCGCATTGTTAACGACGTTACAGCAAGGGAAAGAGCAGGCTATTGATGTTGACATTAAAAAATTTACACCCCTACCAACAGCGCCTAGTGCAGGAGAGCAAAGTCAAGCCGCACATGGGACTGCTGATGGACATGGGACTGGGCAAGACGATAACGGCACTGACAATACTCAGCCAACTTGAGGGCAAGACGCTGATCATTGGACCAAAGGCCGTCGTTAAAAACGTTTGGAAACAGGAAGCACAAAATTGGACGCACACAGAGAAGATGAAATTTGCCCTCATTGTGGGAACACCACAGGAAAGAATGAAAGCGTTGCAGAGCGATTCGACCGTGTATTTGACCAACGTCGAAAACGTGGTTTGGATGTTCGAGCAAGCCTCATTGCCGCGTTGGCGGACATTAGTGGTCGACGAGTCGAGCAGGTTCAAAAACCCGTCGTCAAAACGGTGGAAGACGTTGAAAGGGCATTTGAAGAATTTCGAGCACAGGTACATACTTACAGGAACACCGACCCCGAAGTCGTACCTAGACCTGTGGACCCAAGTAGGTATTTTGGATTTGGGCCAACGACTAGGGAAATCGATGACTTCATACAAAGAGAAGTTCTTCGAGCCCGAGACAAGAGATCGTAGGACCGGTATGGTGTGGAGTTGGAAGTTACGACCCAACGCCAAAGAACAGATTGACGCCCTGATCGGGGACATTTGCGTGTCCCTGCGCAAAGAGGACTACCTGACCATGCCACAGCGTCAAGACATTGTGCACACCATTGAGTGGGAAAAGCAGGCCAAGCAGGCCTACAACACCATGCGCAAAGAAATGGTTGTCGAGGTGGAAGAGGAGACACTGACCGCGGCCTCGGCCGGCGTGCTAACAGGCAAGCTGTTGCAAATGACCGCGGGGGCAATCTACTCAGAGACCAAAGACATTGTGCACATCCACGACACCAAACTGGAATACCTGACCGACATGTTAGACGACACGCCCACGATCGTGTTCTATAACTTTAAACACAGCCTAAAACGGCTTCAGGGCGTTTTTCCTAACGCGGTGCTACTCAGCCCTGACGACGATAAAACAATCGCCCTGTGGCGCTCTGGTAAGGTCCCAGTGCTACTTTGCCACCCTAAAAGCGTGGGCATCGGCCTGAACCTGCAGTGCAACGTGGGAGACACGGCCCAGATCGTTTGGTTTGACCTGCCATGGTCCAGTGAAGACTACTTACAAGCCAACGCGCGCCTGTTCCGACAGGGGCAAGAAAAGCCTGTAATTATTCACCATTTGACCATGCAGAAAAGCATTGACAGTCAGGTCATGTTCGTGCTAGAAGGAAAGATCGACATGCAAAACGCGTTAATGAACGCGCTCAAATTTCAATGATCAAAGTAAACGCCACCATCCGCAGGCTTTCAGACGAAGAGCCGGATCCTCTTGAGCACGAGGATTCGTCCTCAGAACCTACTACCGGCGCAGGGTGGGCGCCGTGGGGACCAGACACCATCCAAGACGTGTACAACGTCGTGGCGGAGAAGCTGTCCCCACAACAAAGGGAAATCATTGAGGCGCACCTGTCAGGGTACAACTACCACGATCTGGCAGTGACCCAAAAATACTGGCGCTATCATTTTGCGGCGGCGGTTGCTAAAATACGAAAGGAGTTAAAATTGTGAACGGATACATAGTGGAGTATGTCAAGCAAGGATGGCCTACAATAGACATTCAGGTTGACGCCAAGCACCCCATGTTCGAGAAAGATCAAGACGTGCTGTCAATATGGCACTTTGAGAACGAAGACGAACGTGATTTCATACTGCGGGATTTACGCAAGTTTCGAGAACAGCAAACTAAAGGATTAGCATAATGGCAAATGAAGCAACAAATTTATTAACGTCTTTGGGCGTGAAACCAAAAGAGCAACGCATTCAGGAAATGGCCGGAGCGGTGACAAGATTGGTGGTAAACGAGGCATTACGCGAGGCCAAGGCCCGTGCGCAGGTGCGAGACGCAAATACTCAGGTGCAGAAGGTCGAGAAACCCTCGCAAAATGGGTAATTCTATATAGGAAAGGCCTTTTTAGGCCTTGAATATAAGGTATACACCATGGCAACGAAATCCAAATACGAGTTCAAAACGGAGATGTGCGACCAACTGATAGAGTTGGGCAAGGTAGGCGCGTCCCAAAAAATGATGTTTGCAAGCGTCGGAATCAGTTCCGCGGCCGCGCAGACGTTCAAGAAAAACCACCCAGAGTTTGCTGAAGCACTGGACATGGCCATCACCCACTCACAGGCCTACTGGGAAACCCAGTTGCTTGCCAACGTGGAGAACAAGGCATTTAACAGCAGGGTGGCTGAGATAGCGTTGAGGGGTCAATTCCCCTCTGACTACCGCGACGACAAGAGCAGTAAGCTTGAAGTCAAGGCAGACGTCGTGTTGGATTTTTCAGGTGCGGTTACCGACTTGATTACGGCGCTTAAAAAAGCGGCGTAACATATCGTCGGCACTTGTCAATAAGTGCCGACATTTTGTAAGCCCCGAGAGGGGCTTTTTTCACCTTTGCATAAAGGAGAGCATCATCGCTACACACGCACTACTCAGTGCCTCAGGGTCCAAACGTTGGATGTCATGCACACCAAGCGCGCGACTAGAGGCCGTACTCCCCGAACCTAAACGAAGATCAGGCGCGTTTGACTTCAGCCAAGAGGGCACCACAGCCCACACCATGGCAGAGGCCAAGCTACGCCGGCATTTTGGACAGATGACGGCCAAGGAGTACAACGAGGCCATTGCAGAGGTCAAGGCAACGCCGTACTACGATGAGGAGTTTGAGGCGTATGTAGACAACTACGTGCTCTACGTTCGTTCGCAAATTGGTGAGGGTGACACCCCTTACTTTGAGCAACGGGTGGACTTCAGTGAGTGGGTGCCTGACGGCTTCGGCACCGCCGACGTGGTCATAATGAGCGAGAACAAGGTTCGAGTAATCGACCTGAAGTTCGGCAAGGGTGTGGCTGTAGACGCAGAGGACAACCCGCAACTGAGGCTGTACGGCCTTGGTGGTTGGTACAAGTACAAAGACGAATACCCAAACATTACCCACGTTGAGTACACCATTCATCAACCCCGTAAAGACAGCATCACCAGTGAAACGGTGACGTTGGATGAGTTGAAGGATTGGGCCGAGCACGTGGTTAAACCCAAGGCCAAAAAGGCACACGCCGGCCAAGGTGATTTTGTGGCAGGCGACCACTGTCAATTTTGCAGGGCCAAGTCACAGTGCAGGGCACGCGCAGACTTTAACAACATGGCCGCGGCGGCGGATTTTAAAGCGCCTGCACTCTTGTCAGACAGCGAGTTAATGAAGGTGCTTGCAGACGCGGCAAAAACACGCAAGTGGCTTTCTGACGTTGAAGATTTTATGTTGACACAGGCCACAGACCATGGCATAGTGCCTACTGGTTACGAGTTGGGGCAGACAAGCACAAACCGTAAAATAGAATCGCAAGAGGATGCGGCAAAAAAGTTACAGAAAGCTGGATTTGATGATATATTTACCACACCCAGTTTAAAATCTGTGGCACAATTGGAAAAGCAGGTGGGCAAGGGGCACCTCCAAGATATTCTTGGTGACCTGATTGTTAAACCTGCAGGCGAGCCCAAGTTGGTCCCGTCAAAAGTGAAAGAAGAGTTTGGGTCTTGAGAGCCACCTATTTCAAAGTGCTCTCGAATTAGTAAACAAGGAGGCCAAGATGGCCAAGAACGAAAAAGTGGTTACCGGTAAAGTGCGTTTTTCTTATGCTAACGTGTTCAAACCCGTTGCAAGCGAAGAGGGCAAAACCCCCAAGTATTCTGTGTCGGTGATTATCGACAAGAAGGACAAGGAGACCATCGACAAAATCAACGCGGCTTTTGAAAAAGCCAAAGCGGCAAGCGCGGCCTATTTTGGTGGCACTGTTCCAAAGGGCCTTAAAGGAGGCCTGCGTGACGGCGACGCTGAGAAAGACGACACCGCGTACCAAAACGCGTTTTTCATCAACGCCAACTCTGTGCAAAAGCCCGGGGTTGTGGACGCTGAGTTGAACGCGATCATTGACCCAGAAGAGTTTTATTCTGGTTGCTACGGCCGAGTGTCTTTGACATTCTACGCGTACAACCAACAGGGCTCCAAGGGGATTGCCTGCGGCTTGGGCAACTTGCAAAAGTTGGAAGACGGCGAGCGTTTGGGTGGTGGATCTTCTGCCGCCTCTGACTTCGCGGTTTAAGTAGGACGTTGGGTTGTAGCTTATAGGCTACAACCCAATTTGTTTAATATACTGAACATTTATTATGATCAAACTTGAATTTTCTGTGGATGAAGTCAACCACATTTTGATGTTGTTGGGCAAGCTTCCCTTTGCTGACGTGAACATGACCATCATGGCCATTGTTGACCAAGGCCGCCCACAAGCAGAAGCTTTAGAAGCCGCGAAAGCCGCTGAAGAAGTAAAAGAAACAGCAGAAGAGTAATCTTTGCTTTACCCGACGCCCACTCTCACGCGTGGGCTTTTTTTGTCTCTAAAATTTATCACCATAAAATGAACCAATACCAACAATACATTCACAAGAGCCGTTACGCTAAATTCATGCCAGATCAAAATCGACGTGAGGACTGGAACGAAACTGTAAACCGCTACGTGAACTACATTTTTGAAAAGACCCCCAAGCTTGATCCTGCGCTGTATCAAGACATTTTTAACGCCATATCTGGCCATCACATCATGCCGTCAATGCGCGCCATGATGACCTCTGGAAAAGCCGCCGACCGTGACAACACCTGTGTATACAACTGCTCATACCTCCCCGTGGACGACGTCAAGTCGTTTGACGAAGCCATGTTCATCCTGCTCTGTGGTACAGGTGTCGGCTTCTCTGTGGAATCTAAGTACACCACCAAACTGCCCGACGTGCCAGAGCGCCTGTTTGATTCCACACACGTTATCAACGTGCACGACAGCAAAGAAGGTTGGGCCAAGTCATACCGCCTGTTACTAGCCAACCTGTACGCCGGCGAGATCCCAAAATGGGACGTGAGCAAGGTGCGTGCCGCAGGGGCGCCTCTGAAGACCTTTGGTGGCCGCGCATCGGGCCCAGAGCCACTGGTTGACCTGTTCCACTTCACAATCAAAATCTTCAAGGCCGCACAGGGACGCAAGCTGAACACGCTTGAGTGCCACGACATAATGTGCAAGATCGGCGAGGTTGTTGTGGTGGGCGGCGTGCGCCGCTCGGCCATGATCTCTTTGTCCGACCTGAACGACGAGCGCATCCGCCACGCCAAATCTGGCAACTGGTGGGAGACCGCCGGCCACCGAGCACTGGCAAACAACAGCGCGGTGTACGACGTCAAACCCACTGTGGGCACGTTCTTGGAAGAGTGGACGTCGCTGTATAACAGCCACTCAGGCGAGCGTGGTATCTTTAACCGCGAGGCCGCAAAGGCCGCGGTGGCCAAGTACGGCAAGCGTGACCCCAACTTTGAGTTTGGCACAAACCCCTGCAGTGAGATCATTCTGCGCCCCTACCAGTTCTGTAATTTGACAGAGGTTATGGTGCGCCCTGAGGACACACTGGAGAGCCTGAAGCAGAAGGTGCGCATGGCGGCCATTTTAGGCACCATACAGGCCACGTTCACACACTTCCCATACCTGCGTAAGGTCTGGCAACGAAACACCGAGGAAGAGCGTTTGTTGGGCGTGTCCTTGACCGGCATTTACGACCACAAGGTCACGAGTAGCACAAGCGGCGCCGAGTTGTGGTTGCCCCAGTTGCGTTTGGTGGCTGAACAGGCCAACGCTGAGTACGCCGACCTGCTTGGTATCCCACGCTCAACAGCTATTACAGCCGTTAAGCCCAGTGGTACAGTGAGCCAGTTGACAGACACAGCAAGTGGCATTCACCCACGCCACTCACCCTACTATGTCCGCCGCGTGCGCGGTGACATGAAGGACCCACTGTCCCAGTTCTTGGTTGCCCAAGGCATCCCCAACGAGCCCTGCGTGATGAAGCCCAACAACACGATCGTGTTCAGCTTCCCACAAAAGGCGCCAGAGGGTTTGACCACACGCGACGACATTGACGCCATTGACCACTTGGGTCTGTGGCTGACGTACCAACGCCACTGGTGTGAACACAAGCCCTCTGTGACCATATCGGTCAAAGAGAGCGAGTGGCCCAAGGTGGGCGCGTTTGTTTGGGACCACTTTGACGAAATGTCAGGAGTGTCGTTCTTGCCCCACGACGGCGGCACGTACAGACAGGCCCCCTACGAGGAGTGCACCAAGGAAGACTACGACCGACTGTTGGCGCAAATGCCAACAATCGAGTGGGCGCAGTTTGCTGAGAACAAGGATAACGTTGAAGGCGCTCAAATGCTTGCCTGCGTGGCCGGCGTCTGTGAGATATAATTAAACTGGGGTGGTGCCTCTGAGGGTTCTCGGGGGAGCGCACACCATCCTACCTTTTAGGAGTTATTATGAAAGATAAAATTTTAGCAATTTGTGAGAATGTTCTTGGTGCTTTCACCATGTTGGTGGGGATCATAGGCGCGGCATACCTTGGCTTTATTGCCGCGGGTTTGTGGGGCCACCTACACATGTACGCGTTGAGCGCTTTCAAATGATCGAGCCAGATGTAGTTAATAAGCCCCCTCACTACACCGAACACCCGTCCGGTATTGAGTGCATCCAAGTCACTGAACACATGGGGTTTAACTTGGGTAACGCAATTAAGTATATCTGGCGTTGTGATTTAAAGAAGGATGCCATTGAAGACTTGAAGAAGGCCAAATGGTACATCGAACGCGAAATCGATAAGCGCACAAAATCTATGGTATAGTTTCGGTGTGTTTCATGGTGAGTCCTTGGTTGGACTTTTAGCAGGGGAGGCAACTTCCCTGCTCTTTTTTAACGCAGATTCGTCTGCATGCCTTAGGAGCAGTTATGTCAGTTCTTTCAATCGACTTCGAGACCCGTAGCAAGGTCGATCTCAAGGTCCACGGCCTTGATGTTTATTCATCCTCCCCCACAACAGAAATCATTTGCCTTGCCGCAGGTTTTACCGCGGACGACGTGCAGGTGTGGACGCCCGACCAAGTACCCCAGTGGGTACTGGACCATGCGGCGAATAACGGCCTAATCGCCGCATGGAATGCGTCGTTTGAGCACCACATTTGGAACCGCGTAGGCACCCGCTTTGGGTGGCCTGAGATCCAGTGGGAGCAACTCATTGACTCCATGGCCATCGCGGCCGCAAACAACATTCCCCAAGACTTGGACACAGCCGGCGAGGTGATGCAGGCAGACTTCCAAAAAGACAAGCGCGGCAAGAAGCTCATTCAGTTGTTGAGCAAGCCCAAGCGCGACGGCACGTTCAGCGAGGATTCAGTGCTCGTGGCCGAGATGCTTGAGTATTGCAAACGCGACGTGCAGACTGAAATTGCAATCGTCGGAAAGCTACGCAAACTGTCACCATCCGAGCAGTCTGTTTGGGTGGCCACGCAGAAGATCAACCAACGCGGTGTTCCAGTGGACCCCGAGGAGTTGTTGAACATTATGAACGTGGTGGTCCATGAGATGAGCCACATCAACGAAGAGATCACGCGCCTGACCGGCGGCATTGAGGTGTCCAAGCGTGAGCAACTGCTCAACTGGTTCCGATCCAAGAACGTGATGTTGACAGACATGCAGGCCGAAACAATTGAGAACGAGGCCAAGAAGACGCACACCGACCCAGACGTGAGTAAGGTGCTCAAGTTGCGCTCTGAGGGGTCCAAAACGTCTGTCACCAAGTTTAACAAAATGGCCGACGTGCAGGTGGACGGGCGCATTCGTAACGGTCTGGTGTACCACGGCGCCTCCACGGGCCGTTGGGCCAGTCGGGGTATCAACCTGCAGAACATTGCGCGCCCTGCGCTGTGGATGAAGGACCAAGACATTGCAGACGCGGTGCAGATTGGTCTGGAGCACGGTGGTTACTTGGCCATGAAGGAGCGCTTTGGTGACCGCGTGATGGACGCGTGCTCGTCGATTGTGCGCAACGCCATCAAGGCGCCTGAGGGGTACACCTTTGTGGACGCTGACCTGTCGTCGATCGAGAACAGGGTGGCGTCATGGATCGCGGGCCAAACTGATAAGGTGGAGTTGTTCCGCCAAGGTCTGGACGAGTACAAGACGTTTGCGTCAACAAGCCTGTACAAGGTGCCGTACGAAGAGGTGACCAAGGACATGCGTCAGGTCAGCAAGTCTGCTGTGCTCGGTTGCATGTTTGGGCAGGGCGCAAAGGGCCTTGTGGCCTACGCTGAAGGCATGGGGGTGATGTTGGACCTCGGACAGGCAGAAAACGCTGTAAACGCGTACAGGCTGTCTTATGCCAAGGTGAAGAACTGTTGGTTCCTAATGGGCCAAGCGGCCATCGACGCCATTAAAGAGCAAGGAAGCCCCTTTAAGGCCGGTAAGGTAACGTTTAAGGTGCTCAAAGGCGCGCTGTGGATGCAACTACCCAGTGGCCGCCTAATTTGTTGGCAAGCCCCTGAGGTCGTTCAGGAGTATACCCCATGGGGTAAGTTGGCTGACGTGGTGTACGTCACCAGTCAGAACACTTTCACCCGCAAGTGGGGGCGCAACAAGCTTATTGGGTCTAGCATCTTCCAGTCCGCCGTTCAAGGAACCGCAAGAGATTTTCTTGCCGAGGCTTCGCTTGAACTGGAGGGTAAAGGCGTGTCGGTGATTAACCTGATCCATGATGAAATTCTTTCGTTATGCCGTGTAGAAGACGCGAAACAAACTGAAGAATTGGTGATGAAGTCGTTGACCACACCACCAAGTTGGGCGGGAGATTTCCCGCTTGCGGCAGAGTCTTGGATCGACACACGCTACCGCAAATAAGTGCTACGGAGGGGGCAGTTTGGTAGCCGCTCTTCTCCTCCTAGCTTTATAAGTGTGTCAAACCACCCTTGGCGTAGTTCACGCCGTACTTGGTTTTAAGTCGTGGGTCTTGCCACGATGTTTTCTCTACGTCACGGGCCAACACCAGTGGGCCGGCTTGAATCTTTTCAGCCGCGCTAAACACGGGCCTCATGTCGGCCTTGTCGTAGAACTGTGACCCGCGGTACGGGTTCATACCAACCTGTGTCCATGAGGGGTCTTTTAAGGCCTCTGCAAGCATCCTGCGGACCTCGTCGTTGCTTGTGACTTGGTTGTCACCAACCATCATAGCAAACGGCGCCTTGCCTTGACCCTCTTCAAGCGCCAAGGGTGTCATTCCTTGTTCTCTAGTTCCAAGTCCCACGCGAATGGCCCTGTTGGGATCAGACTGAAACTCTACGTTCTTTAAATGTCCTGTGTGACCATAGGCAATTGGCTTGCCTGTAGGGTCGTGCATCGTGTCAACGTAGGTGCCATAACGCTCGTATGCAGGAATGTCGAGGCGGTTGCCAACGCGCATGCCCTGTGGAGCAAATAAATTCACCCCTAAAATACCTTTTTTCTCAACTTGATTTGGAAGCAGTGCAGAAGCAATGTCCGTATCAGAGTGCGCGGTAGGCACCTCAGTTAACGGGCGAATTGGCCTGCGCTCGTTCATAATTCGCAGGTAGTCGGCCTGTGATATTTTGCCTGTCATGTACGCTTCAAGCGCTTGGGCCAGTTGTGGATCCTGCTGTTGCTTAAACGGCTTTGCGTTGGCTTTGCGCCATGCCTCAACCTTTTCAGGCGTCAACTTTAAAATGTCGTATGCTGATTCAGCAAGGCGCGTCAGAACACCCGTCCTACCGCCTTTATCGTAATGTGGTACACCAGTTAAACCACCCTCTGCGTAACCGGCATCCTCTGCCATGGTAATGTAGTCTTTGCTAATAAGTTGTGGACGCTTTGGATAAGAGAACCATGCGTTGCCATGGGGCTCCATGCCAATACGTGGCTTGATCTCGTTGTACCAATCACGCACAGCGACGCTTTGTGGCACCGCAGGGAACTGCACCTGTTGGTCTGTTCCTGTTACTTTCCAACGATAGTCTGGGTGCAACACATCGTCTGTGTACTGCGCAGGCACATTGTCCACCTTAAACAGACGTGTACCAACCGCGCTTGTAGGAGCGCCTTTTGTAAAGGGGTCTGCGTGGTCTTCTAGGATGTTTGCATACTGTGGCACAGTTGCGGGCTTGCGTGTTCCAAGGCCCATACCAAGTAAGTCGCCCATAGCCTTTCGGCCCTCAAATGTTTCTCCGGCAATCGCCTTGACAGCATCTTTGTCCCTGATGTCAAACTTATCATTGAACGGGAGGTTTTTTAGCGTGCCTGTTGTCTTGGCTTTGCTCAAAATAGCTTGGTTGATTTTTTCAATTTGCTCTGGCGTTATTTGTCCCGCGGCTTGGTTTTTATAGAACGTGTCAAGCACGTCGTTAAACACTGTCTTGTTAGACCTGTGTTGATCAGGCGCACCAATATAGTTGGTGTTGATTATAGGACGGCCGTTAAACTCTCTAGCAGACTGAATGAGTCTGTTGGCGGCGTCTTCACTGTCGTTCATCCACACAGCCTTGTTGGCCGAATGAATGGGGTTGATGTTCTGGAAGTTAGGAAAGCCAGTGCCGCCCCAACGACCACCATGAACACCCTGTCTGTCAGACATGTGCACACCAAGGTAATGGTCTTGGTAGGGCCTAATGGCCTCGCTAAATTTAAGTTGCTGTGTTGGTTTGGGTGTAAACTTTGCAATCTCTTCTGCAGTTGGCATGATGATCTGGCCCGGGGCCTGACCAAAAGCGCCGGCAACTTTACCGGCAACAATCTTACCTAAACCACCCTTGTCAAAGTGTGCCACGGCGGGTAGACCGCCGTCGGACTTTTTTATTGCACCACCCTCTTTAAGTTTGGGTGGAGCACCCTCTGGTTGCAACACAGACTTAGTTTCGTCAGGTGTTTTGAAAAGGTCATACAAGTACTGAAGACCTGCGGCACCCGCGCTTGTTGCGGCGCCAAGCAATTTTGCTTTGGGGTTAGGTGCAAATGTAGCACCTGCACCAGCGGCGCTCAAACCGGCCAATGCGCTTCCTGTGTAGTCACCTTGTGCGGCACGCTGTGCCATATCGTTGACTTGCGCGCCAGCCATGCCGCCGGCAATTGTGTTGGCTAATTGGCCTGTGCGTGAACCAAAGTTAATTGGCTTGGGGCCTGCTACTGGCAATGCCCCTGTTGTTGTGGGCGCGGTTATTGCAGGTAATATTTTGTTACCTTGACCAACTGTGTTAGGTAAAGCAATCAAAGATTCAGGGCCCGCAAGTGACATGTTAGGGAACATCTCTTGAGCTTTTGCAAGCTGTGCGCGTGCAACAGGCTCTGCCGAACCCATGGCGGCCTGACTAGGCAACGGGGCTAAAGTCTGCGCCAACATTTGATTGTGTTGGTTAGCGTTCCATGCATCTTTACCAGAGCCAAATACGGCAGGTTTGTTTGCGGCGGCCGCTTGGGCTTGCGCTTCTCTTGCGGCACGATCTGCGGCAATCTGAATGCGCATCTGGTCGAGTTGTTTTTTAGTCTTTGGTTTGTCAGGACCAAAAGCAAAACCTGCCATAGCGCCGGTGCCACCCATCATAACGTCTGACATGTCGCGCTGACGACCGAAACCTACAGCGGGCGCAGTCGTGCCTGCAAGACCTGTAATGTCAAGTGGCTCAACGTCTTCAATGTTTACACTGAAGCCTGATTTTGATGGCCCTGCGGCAGAGATTGGGGCGGCGGGTGTGGTAGAAGTTGGCATACCTGCGTATCCTTTAACTTTTTGAATATGGTTTATGGCGGCAGGGCTTGCTTGGCCATTTGTAAAATATGCGCTGTTGGGGCCATCGTGGTACGCAATCAACGCTTTATCAACGTCGCCGTTATACTTGTCAAGCATTTGTTTCATGTACGCCACGCCGCCACGAATGTTTTCCATTTCGTTGTGGCGGTTCACACCCACATCTTTAGCGGCCGCTTTACCAAGCATCATTACGCCAGTGGGTCCTGTCTTGGATTTTTTGCTTTGGTCAAAGCCGCTTTCTTGCATGGCCATGCCATACGCCAAGTTGGGCGGCACACCCTGCGCTTTTGCTTCCGCAATCACGCGCTGTGCTGTAGCACGTTGTTTCGGACTGAGTGCTTCAAGCCCGTTCATCGTTGCTCGTCTCCGGGGTATACAGCGTTGTCAATACGGAACGCTTTAGCGGTGCGGTAGAATTGTTGACGTTGCATTTCTTTAAGTTCAGGACTTGACTTAAATTGATTCCAAGAAACTCCTGCGTCTTTCATTTGGGTCCACAAACGATCTTGGTCCATCTTATTGCGTGCTTCAAGTTCAGTGGCTTTGGCCATGCGCATCAAGTTAGCAGGTGACATGTGGTTGACATCACCCACGGCTGTAGAGATCAACTTACGCTCATTCTCTGTAACGGAGCCTTGGCCTTGGAACACTTTACGTGTGTAAGCTAACTTCAAGCCTTCTACGTTCTGAGCCACACGGACGTATGCGTCCATGACAGCAGGGTCTTTGGCTTTGGGGTCCATCTTGACAACAGCTTCTGTAAAACGTGGCAGATTAACCGACCCTAATTGACCAACTTGAATACCACCATCAATCAAACCAAAGAACGCAGACTGCGCACCACCACCCGCAAGTTTACCTAACAGGCTATCCGCTTTACGAATATCTTTTTGCATGCTCTGAGCAATCATCGAATTGTTCTGCGCTTCTTTTACATCAGCGCTGTGTTGCTCTTGTTCTTTAGCCGCTGTCTCAGCAACTTTCAATGCTTCTTGTTTTGCGGCGGCAATAGGGATAGATTCTCTCTCTTTTTGCAACTCCAAACCTTCTTTGGAACTTGGGGATAGCGTTCCTCCTTGCGCTGGAGCAGGAACCGCACCCATAGAAGTCGCCGCAGGCACAGAAGCCGCCATTGGTGCAGGAGCCGTGACAATTGGGGCGCCTTGAGTAGCCGCCATTGGAGCAGGGGCCGCAGGAGGTTTATTACCCATAACAGCACCCGCGGCACTAAATGGTGTCTGCTGAGTTGTACCGCCGGGTCCGCGCACATCATGCGGAATGAACGCGCTTGCACCAGCGACGTTGCTGAACAATGCAGTATTCCATTGATCAGAGCCGGGTTGTACGCCAGCGGCAATCAAGCGTTTTTGTACATCATCAACCTTGCGCATCTCAATCAGTTTATTGATCGCGGCTTTGGGGTCTTGACGATACAAAGCAAAGATTTCAGCCATTGGTTCTTGGCCAACATTGCTGACAGGTGCGGCGCCTGCTTGAGGACCTGCAACCGGAGCGGCACCACCTTGTGGGCCTGCAATCGGAGCGGCACCACCTTGTGGGCCTGCAATCGGAGCGGCGCCTACCTGAGGGCCTGCAACAGGAGCGGCACCACCTTGTGGGCCTGCAACCGGAGCGGCGCCTGCCTGTGGGGGTTTAACACCAAGCAAGCTAAAGAACATAGCATCGTTTTGTGCTTTTTCTTGTTGTGCTTGTTTAATGCGCGCGTCTTCAGTGTTAAGCTGTGCCAGACCCACGCGCATGTTAAAGAGTTCACTTTCTTTATTGCGTTGGTTGGTGTTGTAATTTTGCAAGTTTGTTGCAAAGGTACCGGGACCACCGGCAGAAACTGCGGCCTGTTCCATGATGGGGCCCCAACCTGACGCGGCTTGTTCGCGCTGTTGAATCATTTGCATCAAACGATCACGAATGTCTGCGCTGTCTGCGGGGTTTAAGGACACGCCTTTTTGACCGGCAAGCGAAAGCCCACCAGCCTTTGGCATCGTCGCTTTAATCTGCGGTTCGTCAGAGGGCAAGCCGCCGGTTGTATCTTCAAGTGCCATTTGTATATTCCTTAATCATTAACCCACTCGCCACCTTCCCAGTGGCCCGATTGGCTAATATCGCCACTATAATCTGTTCCTGCATTGTTCTCCGCGTTGCTTCCTGCGAACGATGGATTTTTAAGTATATTATCCAACCAAGAAAGACCTGTACTACCGCTCGTTAGTTTATCATACGCAGAGCCTGCGGCACCAACCGCGTTAAAGGCCTTGAGCAGATTTTCGTATGGGCTACCTTTACTCACAGTAGCAACTTCTTTATTAGTTGTTGGGCCCATTGCGTTAATGATGTCGCTGTATTTAGCCAACGCAGGCAAGCCGCCCAACATCTCTTGGTTGGCCACGTTAACGCCAGTGGAGCCGTACTGAGCGCCCACGTTGCCTAAAGCCTGACCGGCTTGGATCGATTGACTTCCGGCCTCCAAAGCGGCTTTAAGCTGGTCTGCGTTCAATGAAGCCAGTGCGCCTGCACGGGCTGTTTGTGTTGCGGTGTCTCCACGCAAAGATCGGTAGTTGCCGGTTCCAATACCTTGCGCTCCCTCGTTGGCTGTAATCTGAGGAAGCAGGGTGTCTAGCTTGGCGTTTTGCGCGGCAAATAACCCACCCAAGGGTGTAGACGTGTCTGGCGCACCAGAAGCCAACCAAGGACTTGCGTTGGCCGTTTGTGACGCCTGTAAGCCTGTGATTGATGTTGTAAACGGGTTGGCAAGTTGACTGTTCAAATTGCTGACTAAACCAGCGGCAACCGTTTTACTTGGGTCTGTAACCGCACCATAGGTTGTGGGTGCCTGTGTGGCAATGTTCTGCTGTGCAGAAGTAAACCAAGACGGCAGGGTTGTATTAACTGTACTGCTTGAATCAAAAACGCTCATTTTCTTCTTCCTTTCATGTGCACGTCAGAGAGGTACTCTAACGGGCCTTTGCTTTCTGGGGGCAACTCACTTGGTGGGTTGGAATGCTTGTGTGCTCGAATTGTTTGGATGAACTGGTCCAGAATGTTTGCACCGGAGTCACTGGAGCCGTTACCCAAAGCGGATACAATGTCCGCCGGCAACACGTACTCGCTGTTGGCCACCATGGCGGGGATCTGGTCTGACGTACCGTCACCGCGACCTTGGATGTATGTTGACCCTACACCACCCTCAGAATAAAATTCTGGCTGGCCCATCGGGTGTTGGGGAACCATGCCCCCCTCGGCAAAATTAAAGAAACTGAATAGGTCCAAAGCGGGTGCCTCTTTTTTGTTGTCTTCCTCTTCCTTTTTAGCCTTTTCTTCGTTGGCTGTCAAGGTTTTTTCAGGAACATATTGTGGTTGTGCGGGTAAAGGAATACCTGCCAGAGTAAACAGCAGTGGGTTTAAAATTGGCGCCTCTTCTGACACCTTTTTGTACGACAG